CTAATAGGAGAAAATAGGGGTACAAAGCGGAACTGTTTTTCAAGAAAATCAAAATATTTTTTTGAAGTTCCAAGACCAACTTTGATAACCTATTTTCAATTTAGGAACGCATTATTTATCGTCCTACTAAATTATATCCCTCCGGGGCAAGCTCCAGCGCGGTGGTGGTTTCTCCAAAGCGGCTTGCCCAGCAATCGAAGTGTCCCATACCCATCTCTTGCAGCCGGTCATGCTGCAAATAGCGCTGGATGGTGTAAAGCTCTGTCATGGAGTTGGAAACCGGGGTGCCGGTGGCAAACACCACGCCGCGCCCGCCGGTCAGCTCATCCATGTAGCGGCACTTGGAGAACATATCCGAGGATTTCTGCGCATCGGTGGTGGAAAGCCCTGCCACATTGCGCATCTTCGTATAGAGGAAAAGATTTTTATAATTGTCCGACTCGTCCACAAACATCCTGTCTACGCCAAGTTGTTCAAAGTAAATCACATCATCCTTGCGGTCGCTGGCTTGCAGCTTTTTCAGCCGCGCCTCCAGCCCCTTTTTCGTGCGCTCCAAGCTCTTGATGGTGAAGCTGTTGCCGCCTGCGAGCTTGGTATCCTGAATACCATCGGTGATTTCCTCAATCTGCTGGTGAAGGAGCTGTTCCTGCCGCTCCGCACTGATGGGGATACGCTCAAACTGGCTGTGGCCGATGATAACGGCGTCATAGTCGCCGGTGGCGATACGGGCGCAGAATTTCTTGCGGTTGTGGGTTTCAAAGTCCTTCTTGGTAGTGACAAGGATATTGGCCGAAGGGTAGAGCCGCAGAAATTCGGATGCCCACTGTTCCGTCAGATGGTTTGGCACGACAAAAATGGATTTCTGGCACAGTCCCAACCTCTTGGATTCCATCGCAGAGGCTACCATTTCAAAGGTTTTTCCCGCGCCAACTTCGTGTGCCAGCAGCGTATTCCCGCCGTACAGCACATGGGCGATGGCGTTTTTCTGATGCTCCCGGAGGGTGATTTCCGGGTTCATACCGGAGAAAACGATGTGGCTGCCGTCATACTCGCGGGGACGAGTGCTGTTCATTTCCTCGTTGTATTGCCGTACCAGCGTTTCGCGCCGCTCCGGGTCTTTCCAAATCCAGTCCTTGAACGCATCCCGGATAAGCTGCTGCTTCTGCGCGGCAAGGGTGGTTTCCTTGGCGTTGAGGACACGGCGCTCCCGTCCGTCTGCGTCCTCAATGGTATCGTAGATGCGAATATCGCGGAGGTTCAGCGCATCCTCCAGCAGCCGGTAGGCGCTGGCGCGGTCTGTGCCGTAGGTGGTGAACGCCGCCACATCGTTGTAGCGCACCATGCTCTTGCGGGAAACCTGCCATTCTGCGGTGTACGGGACATAGCTGATCTCGATCTGTCCGCGCAGATAGCGGGGCGTTTCAAAGGTTTCGTACATGAATTGCTCGATGTACTTCTTGTCAAGCCATGTCGCACCCAGCCGCACTTCGATTTCACTGGCCTCAAGGTCTTTCGGCTGGGCAGCAATCAGGGCGTCCACATTCCCAGCGAAGAATGGGTCGCGCGCTGCCACGCGCTGCGCGGTACGGAGCTTCTGCCGGACGTTGCCGGAGAGATATTCGTCCGCCGTCTGCCAGCCCTTCGCCCAATGCTCGCCGCCGTCCTCCAAGTCAAACGGGCCACTGTTGGGTTCCTTGTAAATGACGCCCTTCAAATCCTCAACGATCTGCGGGATTTTCTCGCTGCCGCCCATGAGGGAGGCCATAAAGTCGAGATCGACGCAGGCTTTTTCTCCGATGCAGACAGCAAGGGCTTCGCTGGCGGTATCCACAGAATCTACGCTGCGCTGCTGCTTGATGGTGCGCTTGTGGAACATATCCGCCTTGCGCTCCAGCTTTCCGTCGTCATCCAGCACTTCCAGCGAACACAGGAGATAGTATGAGGAATCGTCAGAGAACGCAAGACGGTTCGCACGGTCATTGATCAGGCCGTGTTTTGCGGAGAACGCATCATAGAGGCGGTTTAGCTCGGTCTGCGCTTCCTGAATCCGGCTTTCTGCGCTGTACTCGTCCATTTGCAGGGCAATCAGCTCATTCACGCAATCCCGCAGCTCGACCATGCCCTTGACACGCTCGGCGGCGGTGGCGTTCAGCTCCGGTTTGACCATGCGGCTATTTTCCCGGTAGTACACCTCGCCGCCCACCACGGTGTAGGAGTAGTTTTTCACATTGGGGTCTGCGGGGATAGACGTGTCGATCTGTTCGCCCTCGCCCAGCTCTGGCAGTTCCGCCTCCTGATAGGTGCCGCGAATGTTTTTCACGGCATCATGGAGCTGATCTGCAAGCGCCAGCCCCTCAATGGGGACAACGGTGAAATCCTGCTTGCCGTATTGGGTGCTTTCGGAGGTCTGCCTGCCTAAAATCATCTCCGGGTGGTCAACAAAATAGCGGTTGATGGCAAAGCCATCCTCGTTCTGGCCGAGGTGTACCCAATCCGGTTCGATCTCAATGGGACGGTCACGCTTTTGGAGAAAGAGAATGTCCGAAACCACATCCGTACCGGCGTTGGCGCGGAACGCATTGTTGGGCAGACGAATGGCACCCAGCAGCTCCGCCCGCTGCGCGATGTACCTGCGGACTTCGGGCGATTGCTTGTCCATCGTGTAACGGGAGGTCACGAACGCAATCACGCCGCCCGGTCGCACCTGATCCAGCGTTTTTGCAAAAAAGTAGTCGTGAATGGAAAAACCGAGCTTGTTATAAGCCCGGTCATCTACCTGATATTGTCCGAACGGGACGTTGCCCACGGCGAGGTCATAGAAGTCTTTTCTGTCCGTTGTCTCAAAGCCCGCGATGGTAATGTCCGCCTTGGGATAAAGCTGCTTGGCAATACGTCCGGTGATGCTGTCCAGCTCCACGCCGTAGAGCTTGCTGCCCTGCATTTGCTCCGGCAGCAGGCCAAAGAAGTTGCCGACGCCCATAGACGGCTCTATGTTCCTACTGATTTTGATACAAAAGAAAAAGCCCTCTCCGGGGCAAAAGCTGCCGAAAAAGGCTTGAAATAAGGGCTTCCGAGGTCATGCTCCGACTTTGGAAGCCCTTGTTTTACGTGTTCAGTTGTCCTGCTGCCGCTCGATAATGTGGCGGAGTGACAGCCTTGCGGTGTAGTGATTTTGGAATAATTAAAAGGTGGGGAAAAATTAAAAAGTTCAATCCGCTTCAAGAAGCTCTTTCAGCGTTTTCCCTTCAGCATCTTTCCAGAGTGCATTTCCGCTTAAGGAAGCGCCACCAACAAATCCAGCCGCTGATGAAGGACTGGAAAGCAGTACATCTGCTGTTAAGATCCCATTGCTGTCAATCTTGTCCTCATACTTCTTACGGTCCTTTATCGTTCTTTCGGGGCAACTTTTGGTCATGGTGGGATTGATTGTACTGCCTTTCAGCACAACAAACCCATCGCTTGTTCTTTTGCCGGAAGCCTTGCCTTTTCCATATTCCATGTATAGGACCGGTTCTGTGTCAGCGGATTCTGCAGAAGGCGCAAACGGCTCAAACACCTTATGCCCAAGAGTGCCCATCACAATTTTCGCATAGTCGATAAACTCTTCAAGTTCGCTCTCTGTCTCCTCGGTTATATTCCCCGGATTGGGGTCATTTCCGTTTTTAACAACATAGCGTCCAGCTTCAATCGCCATATTGCAGAAGCGATTTTCAAGATAGCTTATCTCTGTCGGACCGAAGGAGTTGTTCGTCGTAGTGAACATGACCGCCTCGGTCCAGTAATCAATGGAGTTATGGATCTCCTGCACTCGCAGAAGAAGCCCCTTGCCATTTTTACGAACCCCGGCCTGGCCTATGTACACCACCGCATTATCCGACTTATCAGTACCGAACAGGAAATACACGCCGCTCTGTTTGAGAATATCCAAATCCTTGCACTTGTCCAAAGCGGTGCGAGGGATCTTATATGCAATCCCGGTCCAGTTGGCCAAGGAGCATTTAATCCTTCCGCTCGGCTCTCCATCCATCAAAAATAGTTTTAAAGTTTTACTCCTTGGCATGGTATTTCCTCCTTAATCCACGGGAATCATGAAAAGTTCAGCCTATCATTCCACTAAGTCCTCTATGCCCATCTGTTTATAGCTTGCACGATTGCTCACAAGGTACTTGAAGCTGGAATTCAGTCTGACTTCATCATGTGAGATAAGCGCATACTCCCACGGTTTTCCACCGTTATCGGCATTCCATTCAGACACCGCTCTGCAATATACAACAGCGGCAGCCGCTTTTTCTTTTACGGATGAGCTGTTCATCTCGTTGCTTGCCTTGGTTTCGACCATGTAGATTTTATCTTCGGTCTCTACGATAAAATCAGGCTCATACTTACTCATACCGCCTGGACCGTAGTAGATGTTAAATTGCTTCGGAGACGGGCGCATCCACTTATGGACATCCTTATCGTTCTCCAGCACGATTGCAAAAATACGCTCTGTGTTACTGTCGAACTTATAGAGTGTGTGACACGCCTTTGTGAAGCCATTAAAAATCTTCTGCCTTACTTCGCCCGCCGGGATGTTGGCGCGTAAATCGTAAATTTCATCCGATCGGAACTTGCCACCGAAACTTGTCTCTATCCGTGAGAACGGTCGCATTTCCGATGCTCTGAAATGTGTTTCGTCACGGAAAAAATGCTGCTTCATCTGCGCATAGATAATTTCAGCAATAGTTTTCTGCCTGTCACGCATAACCTTAACGGCTTCATCCTCCGTAAGGTACGACAAAAAGTGCTGTTTTGCATCTTCGACCAGGGAATACAGCAACTCCGATGTAGCATGGTAATCCACATCATCCTTGACGATAATGTGACGGACGATTTCATTCTCCGGCGTATCCACAACATCTCTTGCATGGAAGTCGCTCTCATACTCGAAGGTACGACCGCCCTCCTGGAGTTCTGTTCCAATCATCGTATCATCGGACGGATGCCAATTCATGCTTGAAGTAACGAGCTTGAACGGATAGAATCCCTGCTTGACCTCTGTAAACGGCTGAACAACCGCCTGCGGAATAGGTATAACATTGTCCGTCAATGCCTGCACACAGGTGTCGATCGCTTTCTGTACAACGACTTCAAGGTCTTCACGGCTGAGGTTCATCTCCGGGAACTGCCGAATTGTTTCTGCAATAACGCTGTTCTGTACGAATTTGCGAGTTTCCGGATCTTTTGCCGCGTCAAAGGTTCGCACCTGGCGATTAAGCTCCACGACCGAACGAGAAGCAAAGTTCGCCACAAAACTTGCGACCTGCGTCGCCTGCTCCTGAGTCCGAGGCTGTTCCGTTCCGTAATGAGCAGTTGACTCCCGCACGAACGTCAGCGCCAGCTGCTCCATGTAACTCGTATCCGATGTGAGTTCATCATAGGTCGTCGGCATTTCTACCGTAACCCGCTGCTCGTCGGATGAGGTCGTTTCAGCGGGATCGATATAATAAACACGTCTTACAAGAGAGTTCGGATCGTTTGCCAGATTAACAATCGCCTCATACTTGTCATGCCAAAAGAGTACTTCCGAGAATTTTGTTGTAGCTAAATGCACCTTTTGCGTAAATCAATATATGTTCACTTGTATTTACAAACAAGCCTCCTTGCCCAAGTCCAGCACTTCCAGACCTTTCATATGTGATATCTGCAACTAAAGCATTTCGACCGAAAACCTCATCTAAAATTACTTTGAGATAATGGCATTCGATGTCGTCAATACTTACCCAGAGACTTCCTCCATCTTTTAGCAGTGAATACAGCAATTTTATCCGAGGGTACATTAACCCCAGCCAGATCGAATGTTCAAGGTTGTCATCATAATACTCGAATGCCGCTCCCGTATTATAGGGTGGATCGATATAGATACACTTCACCTGTCCGGCATACTGCTGCTCCAAAGCTTTCAGTGCCAGAAGGTTATCGCCGTGTATCAGCATATTCTCGCTGTTGGGGTCGCCATAATCTTTGGACGGATCGTGGAGCAGAATGCGAGGTTCGACCTCAGGCTCCTGTCCTTTTCCTATCCAAGTAAGTTCCAATCTTTGCATAGTTCTTTCTCCTTTACACGACCTCAAACGAGATGGTCATAATATGCCTTATCTCTGTTGTGCCGTTCAATTTTTGCCGGATTTCCTCCTGCAGCTTATCCCTTTGCATATCGATCTCATCTTCCTGCTGATAGATTTCACGCTGCATCTTTTTCCGTTTATCTTTTAATTTATTTATTTCATCCTTCATGGAGATAATCTGATCAAGAGGAAGGTTTGTGCTTGATCTGCATTCCTTTTCTTTTTCCTTGATCAGCTTGTTTAACTCCTTACGTTTGCGTTGGAGACCTTCCTTCAAATCATCACTGTATGCGTCCAGTTTGTCGCATTCATCCAGATAAAACTGCTTGTTCGCTTCTTCAATCTGCTCCTGTTGGACACTGAGTCTACGTTCACGCTGTTGAATGAGTTCCACTGATTCATCGGGGCATTCGCCAATAATCTCAGCCGGCAGTTCAAGCATACTGTTGATGATATCTTCATCCATTGTTGTACCATCTTCTGTAAGAACCGTAAAAATAAGATGTTCCTCATAGCCAAGACCATCATAGGACAGCTTATCAATTGACAGAACACCCTTAATGCCCGGATGAGTATTGAAAAAGGAAATATTTCTGTCCGAATCCATGTGGCGGAAGCGAATGGCAACAGGCAAAAGATCAGCCGACAGACTTTCCTGCAGCCAAGATTCATATAATGGATCTTCGCGACGGAGGAAAACATCTCCTTCTTCTTCGGCGTCTCTCCATTTAAGGTTATATGTTCTTTTTACATCGCCGTCCTCAAACTGAAGGCGCCACTGTGTAAGTGGCTTTACTCGTTCCGCTCCGTGTGCCAGGAAGAAGTAGTAAATCCACTGTGTGAATTTATCAAGGCTGGCTACGGTATCGTCCTGACAATCCTTAAGCCGTGCAGCTACCACCTCGTCAAAGTTTTCAAGAATAGATTGCCTTGCAGATGCCATTTTATCTTCAATCTCATCAGAAAGTTCTTCCTGCAAAGCATCGAATTCATGCTGGATGTCATCAGCTGTCTTACACTTTTGATAGATCTCGGCTATTCGCTTTTCAAAATCCACACCGGATTCCAGAGAACCCAGAATTTCATCTGACGAGCCGAACACGCCATCAAAAATCCGGAACTTCTGATCAAGTAATTCATAGACGCGCCTGTCTGCCGCATTTTTACGATTTAAAAAGTTGATAACCACGACATCGTTTTTCTGCCCGTATCGGTGGCAGCGTCCAATACGCTGCTCAATACGCTGCGGATTCCAAGGAAGGTCATAGTTGACGATCAGGCTGCAAAACTGCAGGTTGATTCCCTCTGCGGCTGCCTCGGTTCCTATGAGGATACTCGCATGATCCCGAAACTCCTCCACAACAGCGGCTTTCATATCCGCCTGCTTTGAACCAGAAATCAGGCCATCGTTTTTATGACGCTCTTTCCAGTCTGCATAAATTCGCTTTGAAATCTCATCATTGTTCGTGCCGTTCAAAAATACTATTTTTCCTTCATAGCCATGATTCGAAAGCAGATTAAGCAAGTAGTTCTGCGTTCTCCTTGACTCCGTGAAAATAACAGCCTTTCTCTGACCACCCAGCTCTTCGGTCTTAGCAAAGCCCTGTTCCAAAGCCAGAATAAGGTCATCACCCTTTGAGTTTGTATTTATACCGGACGCAAGCTCAGCAAACTGCATCAATCTTTCCAGTTCCGCTTTTATGCCATCTCTATCGCGCTTAAGATCAGCGGTAAGGACGTCCTCAGCGGCACTATCATCTTCGTCGGACGCTTCATCCATTAGTTCATCAAAACCGTCATAATCGTCCAGAGAAAGCTCAGCTTCAACACCTTCAAGCAAGTCATTCAGCCGATCAATGAGTGACTGGAGCGTACCTGCGATGGCAAACGAAGAGGATGCCAACAATTTCCGCAGCACCATTGTGATAAGCGTCCGCTGCCCATCAGGCAAGGCATAAAGCTTGTCGGTTTGCAAATATTCAGAAACTTCATTGTACAGTTTTTCTTCGTCTGCCGTAGGAGTATATTCTCTCAGGATTGCATGGCGTCCTGTGTATCTCACATATTCAGATACCTGCTTACGTAGTGTGCGCTTACAGAGTGGGGCAAGTCGTCTTCTTAAATTCTGGTTTCTTATATCGCTGTTCGCTACCGCAACATACATCTCCCTAAAAGTTTTATCATCCCCGAACACACGATCATCAATAATGCTCACCAGACCATAAAGCTCCATGAGGTTGTTCTGTAAAGGCGTAGCCGTTAGAAGTAGTTTTTTTCTTCCAGCCAATACCTTTTTCAATTTCTTCCCCATAACATTATTTGACTTGTAAACATTCCGCAGACGATGGGCTTCATCAATGATGACCAAGTCCCATGGAACAAGCTGCAAGTCGATTGCCTTTTTCGAGGCAAACTGATAAGAGCAAATCACGACCCGGTCTCTGACATCAAAGGGGTTTGTTACTCCCTCTTTGCGGAGCTTATTGTAAACGGCAGACTCCATAAGCAGGGAATCTATGTAAAACTTCTCAAAAAGTTCTGACCGCCACTGCATCCTGAGAGCCGCAGGAACAATTAGCAATATATGTCTTCTCCGCTCTGCCCAACACTGTGCAAGGACAAGACCTGCCTCGATTGTTTTTCCGAGGCCGACCTCGTCCGCGAGCAAGGCACCCGTACTCAGGGGAGACTTTACCGCAAAAAGAGCAGCGTCTACCTGATGCGGATTTAAATCAACTTTTACACCAGACATCGCAGACACCAAGCCGTCTATAGACGACTGCGGTCTTTGCAAAAGAATCTGTTCTGCAAAATACTTTGACTGGTGCGGTGTATAACTGTTCATTTAACTACATCAACCTCCTGGTCATGCTCATCTTTCGTTAATTCCATAATGTCTGAAAAGTCGCATTGAAGCGCATGACATATTTTTTCTATAATCTCTGTATTTACGTTTTCGTTCTTTCCTAACTTTGTTATGGAAGCCGCACTTATTCCCGCCATAACCTGGAGATCCTTTTTCTTTAAATCCCGATCTATTAACAGCTTCCATAATCTTTTGTATGAAATCGCCATCTGCCTGCCTCCTCCTTGCATCCTTACTTTTGGCATTTGAGAGTGTCCTTTTAGGAAAGCACTCTCTTTACTGCGAATCAAAACCGAGACTATTATACCACATTATTCTCAAAATTTCAAGTTTGGCTCTTGCGTTCGATTTAAATTTCATGCGAACGCAAGAATACGAATTCTTTAAAAATTTACAATTCCGCAGTTTAGCGTACTTGACATGGCTGATGTGAAGATGTATAATGTGATTAAGCTGATTAGCGTATCGGCGTATTAAACAAGGAGGTAATATCATGAGAGGAGATTTTGGCGCATATATCGACCAAAAGCGCAAGGGTCGTGGTCCTGGTGGGTCGGATATTCTATTGCGGGATCTTGCAAAGGCGATGGGTAATATGTCGGTGTCCTATCTTTCAGATATAATCAAAGGTCGCCGTAACCCCCCGGACAAGAAGTACCTGAAGATCATCGCCGACGAACTTCACCTTGATGCGGATGAGTGCGATGAAATGTACGACCTTGCAGGCAGGGAGCGTGACGAGGCAGCTCCTGACCTTCCGGAGTACATTATGGATGAGAATCTTCCGCACGTCCGTGTCGCACTCCGAAAGGCCAACAAGAAAGGCCTCGGTGACGACTTTTGGAAGCGCGTGGCGGAGGAGATTGACAAGAACGGAGGCTCGGATGAGTAGTATTGTTGATGAGACACCACTTGTGCCCGTCATCCATAAGAGCGAGTTTGATGATGTTGCTGCAAAATTTTTAACCGCTTATTGCCCGGAGGCACTCGAAACGCCAATGCCCGTCCCGATAATGAACATCGCCCGAAAAAAGCTCGGATTGATTGTCTGCACAAAGTATCGGCTTTCTGAGGATTTCAGTATCCTTGGACAGATGTGCTTTAACAGCGGTTATGTAGATGTCTATCTCAAGGATACTGACGAGTACATTCAGCTGACTGTCCGCCGTGGGACAATGTTTATTGACCCGGATGTTACGGAGCTAAGGAATGAAGGATGTTTTAATAACACCGTGGCGCACGAGTGCGTTCACTGGTACAAACATCGAAATTATCATCTCCTTGCTCATGTGAACGACATCAAAAGGTCAAAGAAACAACAATGCCCTGCTGCTGAACCGGATGAACGTATTCAGGACAAATGGACAGACGAGGATTGGATGGAGTGGCAGGCAAACGGAATTGCACCGAGAATACTTATGCCGAAAGAGATGTTCATCCAGGCGGCGGAGAATTTTCGTGAGGAACTGTCTGAAATCGACAACCCATATGTTTTGAGCTATACGCTCAAAAACAAACTTGCTGAATTCTTCCAAGTATCGAAACAGTCAGCAGGTATACGGATGCAGGAACTGGAGATTCTGTGATCTCCTGTTCCCGCCATCCCCAATTGTTATTTTTTTGCACCACTAGTACGCTATTCAGCGAACCCGCTAATTTGTAATATAAGTCAGGGAGGTGATGCCTATGAGAATGGAAGAAAGGAGGAGCGAATTGTATGGAAGTTCGCGCAAAAGGTGGCAAGGGTCCTCTCTTGTTTGAGTGGGACCCGGAAACGCAGACCGTGGATCTGATCCGCAAGGATATGTACTACAAGGTTCATCTCGATAAGCATTCGTACTGCGTTCGTGAAGAATGTTCCAAGTACGGATGCAAGCGACCCGAATCCCACAAAACTAAATAATTTATCAGTCACTGAATCCTCAGAGCTGCTTGATGGCCAGAAGGATGTTGTATTTTTGTACAGCATCAGTCTGGCCATTTTTGCGTTGTAGCTCTGTGGGATCTCGCAAATCGGCTCTGAGGAATTTCACCAGAAATTTCAAAGGAGTCGATTTTTATGAAACATTACTTTATTTACCGTAAAGGCAACGATTCGGAGAAACTCGCAAAATCCCAAAGAGAGCAGCGCAAAATCATCAAGCATTACCATTGCCAAGAGGAGTGCAATGAGGTAACGGAGATTGAGCAAGCTGACGAGGGCGTCACTGAAGAAGATATTCGCCGATGCTACGCTGGCGACGAAGCACAGCATGTAGTCGAACGGAAAGAAGAAAACGGTTATGAGCCAAATCCGACAGATGCAAATCAGAACACATCAACCATCTACTACCGCCCACTCAAGCGGTGGATTGAGGTCACCCTGGAACAGAAACGGGACTGGGAGCGGTTCGTGGGTGCTACCCGCAAGGCAAAACAGAGAGCCGGAGCTTGCTGCATCCCGTACAAAAAGAGCTACAAATGCGACGGTATTTGCGATACCTGCGAGTTCCGCTGTATCCCGAAAGACGCTCCCCAGCATCTCTCCATCGACACGGAGATGGAGAACGCTTACGAAAACGGCGTCTCCCGCACCAGCTTTCTTGCGGATAACAGGCTGACCACGGAGATCGATATCGACTCCCTGATCCTGAATGGTCTGCTCACAGAGCTTCAGGCGTCAGACCCGGAAAGCTACGAGATTCTCATCGCGATTGCGGACGGGCTTTCCGAACGGGCCGGCGCAGAGCGGATGCATATGCCCCGGAATACCTTTGTGTATAAGAGGAACCAGCTACTGAAGCGGCTCAAGGAAAAATTCTAAAAATCTTTCGGCCAAGCCCTCCTTTCCTGTCCAGATGGGTCTGTGAAAGGCAAAACAAGACGCCTTGGGAAAGGAGGAACCGCCGATATGAGTTACAACGCAAACCATTATGACGCCCGTGCCAACGAGGACATTGTTGATGTCCTGACCGCGATCAGCGTGGTGTCAAGAAGACTGGCAAGCAACCTGACCGCCGCACGACAGCAGAGCAAATCCAGGGAAGGAGGAAAATCACATGAGCAGAATGAGCGATATGGCACAGACCATCAAAGAACTCCGCAGTGCTGCCGCTGCTATTTCGGATGCCGCTGACTGGCTGACAAAGATGTTCAGCGGAGAGCCGCAGGCAGAGGATGCTCCCGCCTCTCCTCCCGAACCGGAACTGACGCTGGAGCAGGTCAGAGCCGTGCTTGCTGACAAATCCCGCCAGGGGCACACCGCCGAGATCCGCGCCCTGCTTCAAAAGCACGGCGCATCCAAACTGTCGCAGATCGACCCCGCACACTACAAGGCGTTGCTCGCCGAAGCGGAGGTACTGACCAATGGCAGTTAAACACGCAGTCTTATCCGCTTCTTCTTCCGAACGCTGGCTCAACTGTCCGCCCTCCGCAAGGCTGTGCGAAGCCTATGAGGACAAGGGCAGCGACTACGCCGCCGAAGGGACGGACGCCCACGCGCTCTGTGAGTTCCGGCTGAAGCAGGTTCTGGGTATTCCGACGGACAATCCCATCGAAAACCTCTCCTGGTACAACGAGGAGATGGAGGACTGCGCCGCCGGGTATGCCGCCTATGTATCGGAGCTTCTGGAGACCGCAAAGCTGACCTGTGCCGACCCGGTCATCCTGATCGAGCAGCGAGTGGATTTCTCCCGCTGGGTGCAGGACGGTTTCGGCACCGCCGACTGCATCGTCATCGCTGACGGTGAGCTGAACATCGTGGACTATAAGCACGGCAAAGGCGTGGAAGTCAGCGCCGTGGATAATCCGCAGATGATGCTGTATGCCCTGGGCGCTCTGGAGATCTTTGACGGCATCTACGACATCGACTCCGTCCGCATGACCATCTACCAGCCCAGGAAATCCAATATCAGCGTCTGCGTCATGGGAAAGGATGGTCTGCTTGAGTGGGCGCAGAACGACCTGACCTATAAGGCAAAGCTGGCATACGAGGGCGGCGGCGATTTTCACTGCGGCGAATGGTGTCGGTTCTGCAAGGCAAAGGCCGAATGCCGGGAACGAGCCGAAGCAAATCTCGCGCTTGCCCGGTACGACTTTGAGGAGCCGCCCCTCCTGACCGATGAGGAGATCGCCGACATTCTGGACAAGGTGGACGCTCTTACCGCCTGGGCTGCGGATGTGAAGGAATACGCTCTTCAGCAGGCAGTCAGCGGTACGGCGTTCCCCGGCTGGAAACTGGTCGAGGGACGCTCCAACCGCAAATACACCAGTGAAGCCGCTGTAGCCGCAGCCGTTGAGGGTGCCGGCTTCAACCCCTACGAAAAGAAACTCCTCGGCATCACCGCCATGCAGAAGCTGCTGGGCAAATCCCGCTTTGAGGAGCTTCTCGCACCCTACATTGAAAAGCCGCAAGGCAGGCCGACGCTCGTGCGGTCGAGTGATAAACGGCCCGAATGGAATACCGCAAAAAATGATTTTATGGAGGAAATGTAATATGTCTAACAACACAAACAGAGTCAACAACCCTATGAAGGTCATCACCGGTCCCGACACCCGCTGGTCCTACGCCAACGTCTGGGAGCCCAAATCCATCAACGGCGGCACGCCGAAGTACTCGGTATCGCTGATCATCCCGAAGTCCGATACTAAGACGGTGGCGAAAATCAAGGCCGCCATCGAAGCCGCCTACCAGGAGGGACAGGCCAAGCTGAAGGGCAACGGCCGTAGCGTGCCTCCTCTCTCCGCGATTAAAACTCCGCTGAGAGACGGCGACAGTGAAAGACCCGATGATCCCGCCTATGCGAACGCCTACTTCATCAACGCCAACTCCGCCACCGCTCCCGGCATCGTGGACGCAGACCGCAATCCTGTTCTGACCCGCTCCGAGGTGTATTCCGGCGTGTACGGCAGGGCTTCCATCAACCTGTACGCTTTCAACAGCAACGGCAACAAGGGCATCGCCTGCGGTCTGAACAATCTGCAGCTCATTCGTCCCGGCGAACCCCTGGGCGGCAAGGCCAGTGCTGAAGCTGACTTCGCAACTGATGACGATGAGGATTTCCTCGGTTAAGACAAGGGAGGTAAACGGCCATGACAATGATTCAGACAATTCTGCTTTTTGCTGTTCTCGCCATCTGGCTGTGCATCAGCGCAGTCATTCTGATCAGCAGCATCCAGTCCTTCCTCTATGACCGCAAGCGCGAAAAGCGTGAGCGTGAACAGGCGGCCCGTGACGCAGAGTATCACGAAAACCGCATGAAGCTGCTGGAGAAATAAAGTACCAAGCCCCAGGGCGGCGGAGCGATCTGCCGCCCTATTGGGGTATGGAAGGAAGTGACGAAATGCAAACCTTATCGATCGACCTGGAGACTTACAGCGACCAGCCCCTTGCCAAAACCGGTGTGTATCGCTATGTGGAGTCTCCCGATTTTGAAATACTGCTCTTTGCCTACAGCGTGGATGGCGGTTCCGTACAGCAGATAGACCTTGCCTGCGGAGAGAAAATCCCACCAGCGATCCTTGCCGCACTGGAGGATGACAAGGTAATCAAGTGGGCCTTCAACGCCAATTTTGAACGCATCTGCCTGTCACGTTTTCTTGGCTATCCGACCGGCGACTATTTGGAGCCGGATTCCTGGAGATGCTCGATGGTCTGGGCTGCGTACATGGGTCTGCCTTTATCCCTGGAGGGAGCCGGCGCCGTTCTTGGGCTGGAAAAGCAAAAGCTGGCCGAAGGCAAAGACCTCATCAAATATTTCTGCCAGCCCTGTGCGCCAACGAAGTCCAACGGTCTGCGCACCCGCAATCTCCCCAAACACGCCCCGGACAAATGGCTGACATTTAAAAAATACAACATCCGCGATGTGGAGACGGAGATGTCTATCCAGGCACGGCTCTTAAAATATCCCGTGCCGGACAGCGTCTGGGAGGAATACCGTCTCGACCAGGAGATCAACGACCGCGGCGTGGGTCTGGATATGGAGCTGGTGCGGCAAGCCATTCAGATGGACGGGCGCTCCCGCTCGGAGCTGACCCAGGCGATGAAGGAACTGACCTCACTGGATAATCCCAACTCGGTACAGCAGATGAAGCAGTGGCTTGCGGATAACGGCGTGGAGACCGATACCTTGGGCAAAAAGGCTGTAGCGGAGCTTTTGAAAACTGCGCCGCAGCAGCTGCAAAAGGTACTGACCCTGCGCCAGCAGCTTGCGAAATCCAGCGTTAAAAAGTATCAGGCTATGGAGACCGCCGTCTGCGCCGATGGCCGGGCAAGAGGTATGTTCCAGTTTTACGGAGCCAACCGCACCGGGCGGTGGGCAGGCCGCATCATTCAGATGCAGAATCTCCCTCAGAACCATCTGGACGATCTGTCCGAAGCCAGAGGGCTTGTCCGGGCAGGCGGCTTTGACGCTCTGGAAATGCTCTATGAGGATGTGCCGGATACCCTTTCTCAGCTGATCCGCACGGCATTCGTGCCGCAGGAAGACAGGAAATTCATTGTGGCGGACTTCTCCGCAATTGAAGCCAGGGTGATCGCATGGCTTGCCGGCGAGAAGTGGCGGCAGGATGTATTCGCCCAGGGCAAGGACATCTACTGCGCCAGCGCATCCCAGATGTTCGGCGTCCCCGTAGAAAAGCACGGCGTCAACGGCCACCTGCGGCAGAAAGGCAAGATCGCAGAACTGGCTCTCGGCTACGGCGGCTCTGTGGGTGCGCTGAAAGCGATGGGTGCTTTGGAGATGGGCCTTCAGGAGGATGAACTTCCAGCTCTGGTTTCCGCATGGCGTCAGGCGAATCCGAAGATCGTGCAGTTCTGGTGGGCGGTTGACCACGCTGTGATGGACGCTGTTACCCGTAAGACCACCACGAAAACACACGGCATCATATTCTCCGCCAGAAACGGGATGCTGTTTATCACTCTGCCGTCCGGCAGGAGCCTTGCCTATGTGAAGCCAAAGATCGGAGAGAACCGTTTTGGCGGCGACTGTATCACCTATGAAGGCGTCGGCGGCACGAAGAAATGGGAACGCATTGACAGCTACGGTCCAAAATTCGTAGAAAACATCGTCCAGGCAACCTCACGAGATATCCTCTGCTACGCCATGCAGACCCTTCGCTGCTGCTCCATCGTTATGCACATCCACGATGAAGTGGTCATTGAAGCCGACCGCCGGATGTCCCTGCAGGCTGTCTGTGACCAGATGGGCAGGACGCCGCCCTGGGCAAAGGGGCTGCAGCTTCGCGCCGACGGCTACGAGACCGATTTTTACAAGAAAGATTAACGAGGTAACGCCTATGAGCATCAATAAATTCAACAGCGAGGGCTATTACGACCCCACCACCTATGAAGCCCTCACCAATATAGAAAAGGAGGAACGCGCCCTCCGCGCTTTCCGGCCCATCGTCTATATCTGCTCACCCTATGCCGGGGATGTGGAAGTTAACGTGGAGAATGCCCGGAAATACAGCCGCTTCGCCGTGGACGCGGGATACATCCCCATTGCACCGCATCTGCTGTTTCCACAGTTTCTCCGTGACGAAAATCCAAAGGAGCGCCAGCTGGGACTGTTCTTCGGAAACGCCCTCATGAGTAAATGCTCCGAGGTGTGGGTGTTCGGAGAATACATCTCTTCCGGCATGGAAGCGGAGATCCGCAGAGCCAAATGGAAGAACTACCGTTTGAGATATTTTACGACTATGTGCGAGGAGGTAACCGACTATGCGTGAACTGAACATCGCCTACGGCAACAACCGGCAGGCAAAGAGATGGGTCAACAAGACCATACGATTTGACAATCTAAAGGAGCGGCTCAAAGTGACCATCCGCACCACCGAGTCCGCCGAGGAATATGCGAAGATGAGCCGCGCCCAGCGTGACGCCGCCAAAGACCACGGCGGCTTTGTGGCGGGCGTGCTGAAGGGCGGCAGACGCAAGGTCGATACCGTGGAAAGCCGCTCGATGGTGGCGCTTGACGGCGACCGCATCGACGCCGCTTTTCTGGATAGCTATGAGTCCCTCTGCCCCTATGCCTCTGCGCTGTACACCACTCACAGCAGCACAGAGGAGAATCCCCGCGTCCGGCTGGTATTCCCGCTGACCAGGGATGTGACCCCGGAGGAATTTGTGGCGGTGTCCCGCTATCTGGCTCAGATGCTGGGCATCGACTATTTCGACGAATGTTCCTACCAGCCCAATCAGCTGATGTACTGGCCGTCCACGCCGGCTAACGGTTCCTTTGTGTATAAGGAGACAGACGGCGGCTGGCTCGACCCCGATGCGATTCTCACAAAGCACCCGGAATGGACCGACCCTACAAGACTGCCCACATCTTCCAGGGAAAGCAAGGCGAATACCACCGCACAGCAAAAGGTGCAGGACCCGCTGACCAAAGAGGGCGTGGTGGGTCTGTTCAACCGCACCTATTATCCCATCAGCAAGGCGCTGGAGGCATTTCTCTCCGATATCTATGAGCCGACCGACAATGAGAACCGCTGGCACCTGATCGCATCCTCCAGCATGGCGGGCGTGGAGATCAAGGAGGACAAGTTCGTCTACAGCCACCACGCCAAAGACCCGGCTTACCTCAAGCTGTGCAACGCCTTTGACATCGTCCGCACCCACCGCTTTGGCGATCTGGACGAAAAAGCGTCCTATAAGGCGATGTGCGAGTTCGCCATGCAGCAGGATGAGGTAAAGCTGCTTGCGGCAAGCGAACGGATGGCGGATGCCGAGACGGATTTCTCCGGCAGCGAGGATACCGACTGGCAGAAGCGTTTCCAGTATGAACCCCGCTCCACGGTGCTAAAGAACAACCTCCACAACATCACGCTCATCCTCCAGAATGACCCGCAGCTCCAGAATATCGTATTCAACCAGCAGCTGGACGGCATGGAGATCAAGGGCGAGGTGCCCTGGAAGCACCCGTCCAAATACTGGAGGGACGCTGACGATGCCCAGCTGATCAGCTATGTGGATTCCCACTACGGCACATTCTCCCAGCGCAATTATCAGATCGCTGTAACCAAAGTTGCGGACGACCGCTCCTACCACCCCATCCGTGAATATCTGGCGGCTCTGCCGGAGTGGGACGGCGTTCCCCGTGTGGACACGCTCCTCATCGACTATCTGGGCGCGGAGGATAATTCCTATGTCCGCGCTGTGACCAGAAAGACCCTCTGCGCCGCCGTGCGCCGGGTGCAGGAGCCGGGTGTGAAGTTCGATACCATGCTGGTCTTAAACGGTCCCCAGGGCATCGGCAAGTCTACCCTCATCTCCCGCCTTGCCGGGGAATGGTTCTCTGACAGTTTGAATCTGAGCGATACCAAGGACAAGACCGCCGCCGAGAAGCTGCAGGGCTATTGGATTCTGGAAATCGGTGAACTGGCGGGACTTCGCAAAGCCGAGGTGGAGACGCTGCGCTCCTTCCTCTCCCGACAGAACGATATCTACCGCGCCGCATTCGGCAGACGGGCAACGCCACATCCGAGGCAGTGCATCTTCTTTGGCACCACCAACGCCGAGTCCGGCTATCTGCGGGATACCACGGGCAACCGCCGGTTCTGGCCGGTCAAAACGCCGGGCGGCGGTGCAAAGCACTCCTGGGAACTCACCCAAGAGGACATCGGCCAGATCTGGGCGGAGGTGCTGGTGTTTGTGGAGAACGGCGAGAAGCTGCATCTGGCTCCCGATTTGGAAACACTCGCCAAGAGCGAACAACGGGAAGCGCTGGAGTCCGATGAGCGCGAAGGGCTGGTGCGCGAGTATCTGGAAACTCTGCTCCCTGAGGATTGGGACGGCATGGATCTGTTCGACCGCCGCTCCTTCCTCGCCGGGGTGAATAATATCGGCCGTGCTGGTACGGTCGCCAGAACACGGGTCTGCAATATGGAGATCTGGTGTGAGCTTTTCGGGAAGGATCAGGGCAGCCTTGGCCGCGCCGAATCCAACAACCTCACAGCCATGCTCACGAAACTCGGCTGGGTGCGCAAGGAGAAAAAGGAGCGCGTCAAGCCCTACGGACCGCAGTTCGTCTTTGTTCCCGGCGATGTTCCTGACTGATTTTTCGGGAACAGTGCGGATAAGGAACAGTTCCCGACTTCCGGCAGTGTTCCCAGGGGAGACTCCGGGAACGCCGCCAGGAACACACCGAATGTGCCGCCGCAAGGCAACTTTACAGGCTTCGTTCCTGTGTTCCTAAAAAAGCATACAAATTGAAAATGTATAAAAAAGACTGTACAGAACCCGTAAATCACGCATATGCACGCGCGTAAGGATTTTCAGGTTTTTAAGAACACGGAGGTAAATCAAAATGTCAATGTATGAAATAGACAGCGCATATGTCCGCAGGTGTCAGAAGCGGCTCCAGGAATGGGGAGCGCCTCTCTCCGGCTGGTATTGTGACTACATTTACGATGTGGCCGATGAAGAGGAAGATCCCGATCACATCGACCTGTTCACCTGCGAACTCTGCGATTGTTCACAGGTACGCTCTGTCCATGTGATGCGTCATGACGAGCATTTTGAGACTGTTGCAGTCGGCTGTATCTGCGCAGGGATTATGGAGGGCGATATCCTCGCCGCCAGAGAGCGTGAGCGGCTTATGAAAAACCGCGCCAAACGGAAACGTAACTTTCCCCACCGTCAATGGCGAAAGAACTGGTATGGAAACTATCAGCTGACTTATCGGGGCAGAAAGGTGTTTATCAACAACAAGGGCGGCAATCGCTACAGCGTATATGTGGATGGCAGGACCGCCTGGAGCTACAAGGGCAAGCCCCTCGACAATTTTGTCTTGGCCGCCTATGCCGCTTTTGAATTAGCCGACCCCATAGAAAGGATACAGCCATGAGAGAAAAAGAAATTGAAAAGAAGCTGACCCTGGCGGTCAAACAAGCCGGTGGCATCTGCCCCAAGCTCGTATCTCCCGGTTTTGACGGTATGCCGGACCGCATGGTGCTGCTGCCGAATGGACGGATAGGCTTTGTTGAAGTCAAGGCTCTGGGAGAAAAGCCGCGACCTCTGCAGCTTTCCCGCCACAGGCTTTTGCGGCGGCTGGGATTTCCGGTGTATGTGCTGGACGATACGGAGCAGATTGGAGGGATACTGGATGAGATACGAACCTCATGAATATCAGAAATATGCGGTGGATTACATTGAGACACACCCCGCAGCCGCTATCTTCTTAGACTGCGGCCTGGGAAAAACCAGCATCACGCTGACAGCCATAGCCGACCTGCTGTTTGACAGCTTCGAGGTCCATAAAGTGCTGGTCATCGCACCCTTAAGAGTGGCGCGGGACACATGGACGGCTGAAGCGGATAAGTGGGATCACCTTCAGGATCTCATCTGCTCCGTGGCTGTCGGGACGGAAGCCCAGCGCCGGTCGGCATTGATGAGACGCGCTGACATCTACATCATCAACCGGGAAAACGTCCAGTGGCTCATTGATGAGAGCGGCATTCCCTTTGACTTCGATATGGTGGTGATCGATGAGCTATCCTCGTTCAAGAATCACCAGACAAAGCGGTTCAAGTCACTGTTAAAGGTCAGACCAAAGGTGAGCCGCATCGTCGGACTGACCGGCACTCCTGCGTCCAACGGTCTGATGGATCTGTGGGCGGAGTTTCGCATCCTGGACATGGGGCAGCGGCTTGGACGGTTCATCACCAAGTACCGCACCGATTACTTCACGCCGGACAAGCGAAACGGCCAGGTCATCTACTCCTACAAACCCCTGCCCTATGCAGAGGACGCCATCTACCGACAGATTTCGGACATCACCATCTCTATGAAGTCCGCCGACCACCTGCAGATGCCAAAGCTGGTCAGCAGTGAATACACGGTTCGGCTTTCCGAGGATGAACAGAAAAAATACACGGACTTGAAACAGGAGCTGGTGCTGTCGCTGGGCGACGCAGAGATCACTGCCGCCAACGCCGCCTCCCTCTCCGGGAAACTCTCCCAGATGGCGAACGGCGCAATCTATGACGACGGCGGCGAAACCATCCGCATCCACGACCGCAAGCTTGACGCTTTGGAGGACATCATCGAAGCCGCCAACGGCAAACCGCTTCTGGTGGCTTACTGGTTCAAGCATGACCTGACCCGTATTTCGGAAAGGCTGCGAAAGCTGCATATCCCGTTCTCAAAGCTGGATGACGCCGCCAGTATCCGCAGATGGAACAATGGCGAGTTGCCGGTGGCGCTGATCCATCCCGCTTCCGCCGGGCATGGGCTGAATCTCCAGAGCGGCGGTTCGGCCATCGTGTGGTTCGGACTGACCTGGAGCCTGGAGCTTTATCAGCAGACCATAGCGCGACTCTGGCGGCAGGGGCAGACTTCTGAAACTGTGGTGGTACAGCACATCGTCACAAAGGGCACCATTGACGAACGCATCATGAAAGCCATCTCCAAAAAGGAGCATACCCAGACGGCGCTAATCGACGCCGTGAAAGCGGACTTGAAAATCTGAGACAATCTAAGAAAATCCGTGCCAATCCGAGGATCAAAATTTCGGAGGTGCGAATATGAGCAATATCACGATTTACGAGGACCTTGCGAACGCCATCATCCTGCAAGCTGTGAAGGATTACCGCATGGCGCTGAAAAGCCTGAAAGCCAACTCCCGTAATAGGACGGCACAGGCAGATAAAGCCGAAATTGAGCGGTTCTTCCGTTCGCAGTGGTACTCGGCACTCACAGATGTGAATGGCGAGATGCTGATCCGCTCCCTGCAGAAGGAGGTGGACGCATGACCGCAAAAGAGTATCTGAACCAGGCGCGGCACCTGGATGCCCTTATAAACTGCCGCCTGCGTGAGATTGACTACTGGAGGGATTTATCGAGCAGCGTCTCAGGCAGTAATTTCGAACCGCACTACAATCCAAACAAGCCGACAGAAGCCCCTTTTGTCCGGTGCCTTGAGAAAATCGACGCCATCCAGAGGGATGTGGCGGAAAAGGTGGCGTATCTGGTGTGTCTCAAGGAAACCATCAATGCGGCAATCGACAGGCTTGCCAGCCGTGAGGAGCAGCTGGTACTCCGTTACCGTTACCTGGACAACTGCTCCTGGGAGGAGATATCCCGGATGCTGAACGTGTCGCTTCGCACGGTACACCGCATACACGGGTCGGCTCTCCAGAATTTTTCTGTCCCGGATTGAAAGTTGGCACGGTTTGGCATAGTATGGCACACCCGTCCTGTGATATCATTACAATAGCGAAGTAGAATACAAAAACAGCCTTCATGGGAGCGTCCTGTGGAGGCTTTTCTTATGCCCCAAGGAGGTGAAGCGATGCCAAGAAAACCCAAGCGCCCCTGTTCCTACCCCGGCTGTCCCAACCTCACGGAGGGCCAGTACTGCAAGGAGCATGAAGCAGCCGCCCGCAGGCAGTACAACAAATACGAACGCAGTGCGGACGTAAATAAGAAGTACGGCAGAGCCTGGAAACGCATCCGTGACCGCTATGCTGCGGCGCATCCTCTCTGTGAGATGTGTCTGAAGGAAGGACGGCTGACTCCTGTGGATGAGGTACACCACATCGTTCCCATCTCTCAGGGCGGCACTCATGCAAGGGACAATCTGATGAGCCTTTGCCGTTCCTGCCATACCAAGATCCACCACGACCTTGGCGACCGGTAGGGCGGTCAAAATCTCTGCGAGTCCTGTACGCGGGCAGCGGCCCGGGGCTTCGTGCGCGAAAAAGGCGAAATCAAAAGGGTAATTGACGGCGGCCGATAGCGGTCGCTCTATTTTTGCGGAAAAGAGGTGAGAAAATGCCGACAAAATCCAATAACACAGGCGGGCGCGGTGGTGCGAGACCCGGTGCGGGAAGAAAAAAGTCTGCGGTCAAGGAGAAAGCCGAGAACGGCAATCCGGGCGGGCGCAGACTGGAAGTGCTGGACATTCCCGAAGTCGAGGGTGTCGATATGCCAAAGCCCCATGAGTTCCTCTCTGCCGAGCAGCGTGACGGGAGCACGCTCCAGGCGGAGGAGATATACACGGAAACCTGGGAGTGGTTAAAGAAGGTGGGCTGCGCGGCAAAGGTGTCGCCCCAGCTTCTGGAGCGGTACGCCATGTGCAGCGCCCGCTGGATTCAGTGCGAGGAGATGACCAACCGCATGGGCTTCCTCTCCAAACACCCGACCACACAGAAGCCGATCCCGTCCCCGTTCATCAATATTGGCATTAACTACATGAACCAGGCGGTGCGGCTCTGGAACGAGATCTTCCAGATTGTGAAAGAAAACTGCAGCACGGATTACGGGGAGGCTTCTCCCCAGGATGATTTGATGGAGCGTCTGCTCCGGGCAAGGAAGGGGTGAAATCATGTTTGAGAAAGTAAATCCGTGCCACCCGGATAAGGTGGCGGACCGCATTGCCGGCGCCCTGGTGGATGCGGCGTACCGGAAAGAGGAAAATCCCAGGATCGCCGTGGAAGTCCTGATCGGCCACGGCGTCTGCCATATCATCGCGGAAACATCAGTGAGCATTCCACAGGATGAAGTGGAATCCATTGTCCATCGCATCGCAGGAAATCTGCACACGGACTATCTGGAAATGCCGCAGGACGGATGTCTTGCCAATAACCAGGCGGAAGGAATCCTCTGCGGGGACAACGGCATCTTCAAAGGGGTTCCGGTCACGGAGGAGCAGAAAGCACTCTGTGAGATCGCCAAAAGTGTATATCACACTTATCCCTCGGATGGGAAGTACATCATTGACGAAGCAAGGCTCATCCTCTGCCAGAGCAATGCCCCTGCCGCAGAGCTGCGGAAACGGTATCCGGGCGCCGAGGTCAATCCCTTGGGCGACTGGACAGGCGGCACGGATGTAGACTCTGGGGCGACCAACCGCAAGCTGGGCAGCGACATGGCCGATTCGGTGACGGGCGGCGGCCTTCACGGCAAAGACCTCTCCAAAGCGGATGTGAGTGTGAACATCTACGCATGGCTGAAGGCGCAGGAAACGGGAAAGCCCGTGGAACTGTGCTGCGCCATCGGGGAAGATACGGTGGACGGCATCCCCTATAGAGAAATCGTGGAGACTGCCCGGAGATACATCCGGTCCCTCGGCGGCTTTGAAAAATTTGCGGAATGGGGGCTGGTGCGATGAAAACGACAACCGAGATGCAGCTTGTCCCTATCGCCAAGCTGGTACCCTATGTGAACAATGCCCGCACCCACTCCCCGGAGCAGATTACCAAGCTCCGCTCGTCCCTCCGGGAGTTCGGCTTTATCAATCCCGTCATCATCGACCGGGAGTTCAATGTGATCGCCGGCCACGGCAGAATCCTTGCGGCAAAGGAAGAAGGCATCCGAGAGATTCCCTGTGTGTTTGCCGACCATCTTACCGAAGCGCAGAAGAAAGCCTATATCATTGCGGACAACCGCATGGCGATGGACGCCGGATGGGATGAGGAACTTCTGCGGGTGGAGATTGAGTCTTTGCAGGGCATGGACTTTGACCCTCTGCTCACCGGCTTTGATGAAAAGGAACTGGCAGCTCTGTTCGATGACGGCATGGAAGCCAAAGAGGATGACTTCGATGTGGACGCGGAGCTGCAAAAGCCTGCCTTCTCCCGGTTGGGCGACGTATGGACGCTTGGCAGGCACCGTCTGGTATGCGGGGACTCTACAAAGGCAGAGACATACACCGCACTCATGGATGGCGTTAAGGCAAACCTGGTGATTACCGACCCGCCGTACAACGTCAACTACGAAGGCTCGGCTGGCAAAATCAAGAACGACAACATGGCAGGCGAGAAATTCTATGAATTCCTCCTTGCCGCTTTTCAGAATATGGAATCGGTTATGGCGGCGGACGCATCCATCTATGTGTTCCACGCCGATACCGAGGGGCTAAACTTCCGCAGGGCGTTTGCCGATGCGGGATTTTATTTATCCGGCTGCTGCATCTGGAAGAAGCAATCCCTTGTGCTGGGACGCTCTCCGTACCAGTGGCAGCATGAGCCGGTGCTGTACGGCTGGAAGAAAAACGGCAAGCATCAGTGGTACACCGGCAGGAAGGAAACCACCATCTGGGAGTTTGATAAACCCAAGAAGAACGGCGACCATCCCACCATGAAGCCAATCCCTCTGCTGGCTTATCCTATCCAGAACAGTTCTATGGCAAACTCGGTGGTGCTTGACCCATTCGGCGGTTCCGGTTCTACGCTCATTGCCTGTGAGCAGACTGACCGCATCTGCCGCATCATCGAGTTGGACGAGAAGTTCTGCGATGTGATTGTAAACCGATATATTGAGCAGGCCGGTTCTGCGGATGGCGTGAGCGTCCTCCGTAATGGCAGGACATACAGCTACGAGGAGGTCACGGATGGAACAGAATAAACTGACGCTGGGCAGCCTGTTTGACGGCTCTGGCGGATTCCCTCTGGGCGGATTGCTCTCCGGCATTACCCCTGTGTGGGCTTCGGAGATCGAACCATTCCCCATCCGGGTGACCACAAAGCGGCTGCCCTTTATGAAGCATTACGGCGATGTATCCAAAATGGACGGCGCAGATGTAGAGCCGGTGGACATCATCACCTTCGGCTCGCCCTGCCAGGATATGAGCATCGCCGGCCGGCGGGAAGGTCTGGACGGCTCCCGCTCCAGCCTGTTCTACGAAGCCGTCCGAATCGTAAAAGAAATGAGGTGTGCGACCGATGGAAAACATCCAAGGTATATCGTCTGGGAAAACGTCCCCGGCGCGTTCAGCTCCAACAAGGGCGCGGACTTCCAGTCCGTCCTCGAAGAGATCTGCTCGGTCAAAGGATACGAAATTCATACTGCTCGACCTGAGAGGTGGCCAGCCGCCGGGGAGATCGTGGCAGACGATTTCAGTCTCGCATGGCGGGTATTTGATGCGCAGTACTGGGGAGTCCCCCAACGCAGAAAACGTATCTACCTTGTCGCAGATTTTGCAGGCGGGGGCGCCGGAAAAATACTATTTGAGTCCGAAGGCGTGTCTGGGTATACTCCGCAGGGCTTCCGCCCGTGGCAAGGAACTGCCGGAACTTTTGAGGAAGGCGCTGGAGCGTCAGGCTGCGTCTGCTTAAACGACCAGGGCGGCAGCCGTATGGATGTGACGGAGGATGTCGCAGCAACGCTCCGGGCGGAAAACCACGGACACCCTCCCTGCGTGATGGGGGCAGCCGGTTTTTGTACCGAGCATTCCGCACAGGCAAGGGGCATTGGGTATGAGGAAGAAACTTCTCCCACCCTCCGTGCCGGGACGGTGCCGGCGGCGGTCTATGAGAACCATAGCCAGGATACCAGATACACCGGTCCACTGGAGACAGCGCCTACAGTAATGTCTACCTACGGCACGGGCGGCAACAACCAGCCCTTTGTGGTGGAGACACCCAAGACGCTGAAGATCCGCTCCGGCTGCGATGGCGGCGGTAAAGGCGCGCTGATCCAGGAGAACAAGTCCGCCACCCTCGGCTGCAACAACGACCAGACGGTATTCGTGCCGTTCGTGAAGGGCACCCGCCCCCATTCTCCCGATGAGGGGCAGCAGTGGAGAGCCGCCGATGTAGCGAATACACTGAACACCTACGATGTAGGCGAGGCCCGGTGCAATGAACTGGCGGTCAGGGTGTACGGCATCTGCTCCAAGCAGAGCCACGCCATGCTGTCCGACAATCCCCACAGCGGTTTTTATGAAGCGGACACTTCCCGGTGCCTGGACAGGAGCGGCGGCAACCCCACCTGCAACCAGGGCGGTATGGCGGTGGTGGCGGTGCAGGGTTCCATGATCGGCAGGGCGGATAAGAATGGTCCCCAGGGCAGCGGCGTGAATGAGGATGTGTCTTTTACGCTGGATGCTGCTGACCGCCATGCGGTGGCTTACTGCATGACCACCGGCTCTTACACTCAAACATTGGAAGAACAATCTCCAACCTTGATGGCAAGGGATTATAAAGACCCGCCTGTGGTGAATGAGACTGAGCCGGAGTATATCGTCCGCAGACTGACGCCTACCGAGTGCGCCCGGTTGCAGGGGTTTCCGGACTGGTGGTGCGCCGGGCTTGAGACCGATGAGCCGTCTGAGGAGGAAATCGAGTTCTGGACAGAGGTGTTTGAGACACATCGCACCGTTCTGGGAACTTCCTCCAAGCCAAAGAGCCGGAACCAGATCATCAAGTGGCTGAAAGGCCCCCACTCCGATTCCGCAGAATACAAAATGTGGGGCAACGGTGTGGCGCTTCCCAATGTTTACTTCGTGCTCTCCGGGATCGTGTACTATGCACAGTTTCCGGAAGGATAATCCAGCCCTTATTCTACAGAAAAATGTGCGAAAACCGCTTGCTATTTCAGGGGTTTAGAGTGATGTATGTACTACCAAAACAAAGGAGGTTTTCGCACATGGAAATCAGATACAATGTGACGGGTGCCAAGCGCAAGGAACTTGTAAAGGTCATCGCTGATACCACTGGCGCCAGGGCGGAATACAAGTTCATGCCCACCTGCAACTATGAGATCGACTACTTTACGGTTACCAAGGATGGGACACTCCTCTTTGACGACCGCGCCGACAGCGAGGAAGTCGAGCGGGTGCTGGAATCCATCGCCGCCGCTGGCTTTGAATGTGAGCCGCAGGACGGCGTTGAGCAACCCTCTGGGCAAGAAACCAAAGAAACGGAAGAAATCGCCGACAGCGCGCCACAGGGCGAACCTGTGGGACTTACAGTGGAGATTCCGCTCCACAAGGTGGCGGTGGGCAACCTCACGAAGCTGCTGGAAGCCAAAGGAAATCTGATACGGAAAGCCCTGGGCATCACCGACCTTCGCGTTGAGGTTTTGGAAGATCGGGTGGCGTTCCCCTGGTTCTCCCAGGTAGATGCGGATTCTGCAGCCGCCTACACCCATTTCATTTCCGCACTTTGCGAGATGAGCAGAAATGCCAAGCGAGTGACGGCGACCGAAAAGCCGGTGGATAACGAGAAATACGCATTCCGCTGCTTTCTCCTGCGGCTGGGCTTTATTGGCAGCGAGTACAAAGCGGAGCGCAAGATCCTGCTGAAGAACCTCTCTGGGTCCTCGGCCTTCAAAAATGGAGGTGCCGGCCATGCGGTTTCCGAATAAAGATACCGTGGAGCGTATCCGCCGGGACTATCCCGCCGGCACCCGTGTGGAACTGGTGCGGATGGATGATGCCCAAGCGCCACTCGCCGGTACGCTCGGCACGGTACTCGGTGTGGATGATACCGGTTCCCTCCTCATGCGCTGGGACAACGGCAGCGGCCTGAACGTGGTCTATGGGGAGGACATTGTGAGAAAGGTGGGTGACCGCCGTGCCGAATAACATTCTGAAGGACTTCTTCTATGGGAACATTAATCCGAATGAAAAGCAGTTTGATTGTAATTCGGAGTATGGAAAAGCCGCTGCCGGTCTGGCCGATGAAGAAGAAAAACTCCGATCCATGCTGGATCATGAGACGTCCGAAATCCTTGATAAGATGATTTGCCTGCAAGCCTCCATTACGGGCATGACCGCTGAGGAGTATTTTATTGATGGGCTGCGGACGGGATTCCGGCTGGCTCTCGCTATACTCGATGAAGGAAAAAACGGCTCTCTCACGCCAATTACGGATGGTGGAAAAAGGCTGTAAATTACACAGTATCCAGCAGTCATCTTTGTGTAGTATATTATCGGAAATGGCCTTGCTATTATCCTCTTTTAGAGCGAATATGTGTACACCGAAAGGGAAAACACACCAAATGAAAACGGAGGATTCACCATGAATGAGAAAACCGCAAGGCAGATTACAGAGATGAAAAAGCAGACCATCGGGGTCGAGGTTGAGATGAATAACATCACCCGCCAGAAGGCAGCCAAGGCTGCCGCCGAGTTTTTCGGCACCGGACGCTACGAGAATACCGCCGGCCGCAACGGATACAGCACCTGGTCGGCCTGGGACGCAGACGGGCGCGAGTGGAAGTTCCAGAAGGATGTTTCCATTGCGGGACCGGATGACCAGAAATGCGAACTGGTCACCCCGATCCTGACCTACGATGACATCGAAACCCTGCAGGAGCTTTGCAGGCAGCTTCGTCACAACGGAGCCAAGAGCGACGCCTCCAGAGGATGCGGGGTCCACATCCACATCGGGGCAAACGGGCACACCCCGCAGAGCCTTCGCAACCTTGCCAACATCATGGCGAGCCACGAAAGCCTGATTGCCGAGGCACTGAAACTGGACCGGGGCCGCATGAGCCGCTACTGCCGCACGGTGGACCCAAGATTCTTAGAGCAGGTCAACCGGAGAAAACCCCACACAATGGCACAGCTTGCGGATATCTGGTACAACAGCAACGGCGCAAATTACGGCAGAAACCATCACTACAACGACAGCCGCTACCATATGCTCAACCTCCACGCCACTTTTACCAAAGGCACGGTCGAATTTAGGCTCTTCCAGTTTGATGAGCCAACCGCAGAGCGCCGGGGCGGCATCCATGCAGGCCAGCTTAAGAGTTACATCCAGCTTTGCCTGGCCTTAAGCCAGATGGCAAAGGATGTGCGGACGGCAAGCTCCAAGCCCCAGCAGAACGAGAACCCCAAATATGCCATGCGCACCTGGCTCCTCCGCCTGGGCTTCATCGGCGAGGAATTTGCAACGGCACGGGATTTTCTGACCCGCAACCTTACCGGGGACACAGCCTTCCGGCATGGCAGAGCCGCCGCTTGAAGGACTTAGGTTAAATGCCCTGCCCCTGACCGCTTCGGCGGTCTTAGGGTGGTAGAAGGACAAGTAACCTAAGTCCTCCAGGAAAGGATGGATACACATGAACGAAAAAAGATACTACATCGCCTACGGCAGCAACCTGAATGTTCGGCAGATGCGGATGCGCTGCCCTCACGCCACGATCCTCGGTACGGCAAACCTTAAGGATTGGGAACTGCTTTTTAAGGGAAGCAGGACCGGCTCTTACCTGACCATTGAAGAATGCGAAAACGGCACGGTTCCCGTGGTGATCTGGGAGGTGACGGCTGCAGACGAAGCCGCCCTCGACCGTTATGAAGGATTCCCGACCTTTTACTACAAGCGGGATATCCGTCTCCAGTACAAAGGCATCCGGACAGGCAGACGCAGGACGGTGACGGCCTTTGCCTACATCATGCACGAGGACAGGCCGATTGGGATTCCCAGCAATCTCTATATGCGGACTTGCCTGGAAGGGTATGACGCCTTCCGCTTTGACAAGAATATTCTGGTTGATGCTTATGATAAATGCAGGGAGGTATGCGGATATGAAGGATAATGTAATCCGGATGGCGGTCTGCCCGCTTTGCGGCAGGACCTACCACGGCGCTCCGGCGCTTTCAAGAGAAGACAACGAAACGCTCATCTGCCCGGACTGTGGCACCAGGCAGGCGCTCCAGTCTATCGGTGTGGACAGCGCCGAGCAGGAGCAGATCATTGAGACGATCCACCGCCATACACAGGAGTGATATACACAATTTATTCCTCCGATCTTTGTGCGGATTATGCTCAGAATTAACTTGATAATATATGGTTTTAGAGCGAATATGTACACACCGAAAGGGAAAACAAAGAAAACGGAGGATACAAGCCATGATGATCAACGAAGCGATGAAAAAGTACCGGCTGCCGAACCCCACCACAACCGAGGATTTGGAGATGCGGTTCTCCGGCATGGACGGCAAGACGTTGACTTTTGGAGATAAGGTTCTCCTTGCCGGATACTACTACAACGGGAGAAACAAGCCCTGCTGCTTCGGCGCGGCATACGAGTTCCTTACCGATGACCACACCTGCGAAGGTATGATCGGGCTGAGAGCAGCCAGCGGGGTTGAGTTTGAGGATGATGGCCACGCCATCGCTTGGGCGATGCAGCAGTAAATAAAAGAACATAATAACCTGAGATCGAGCCGCACGGCTCTTTCTCTCGTACAGAACCATTTTGGAAGTCGCAGCGATGCGGCTATTTTTTATGCCATTTGGGAGGTGGTGTCTATGCGAAAACTGAAGAAATACAAGCCTACCAAGTTCATGGCGAAGACCTCGCACTATGATAAGGACGCCGCCGACTATGCGGTCATGTTCATCGAGTCCCTCTGCCACACCAAGGGCACCTGGGCGGGAAAACCCTTTGAACTGATTGACTGGCAGGAACAGATCATCCGCGACCTGTTCGGCGTGTTAAAGCCCAATGGCTACCGTCAGTTTAATACAGCATATATCGAGATCCCCAAGAAACAGGGCAAATCGGAGCTTGCCGCCGCCGTGGCGCTCCTGCTTCTCTGTGGGGACGGCGAGGAACGGGCTGAGGTGTATGGCTGCGCCGCTGACCGCAACCAGGCAAAGATCGTGTTTGATGTGGCGGTGGATATGGTGCGGTTCTGTCCGGCGCTTTCCAAGCGGGTAAAGATCCTGGAATCCCAGAAGAAGATCACCTACCTTCCCACTAACAGCTCCTACCAGGTGCTTTCGGCGGATGTGGCGAACAAGCATGGCTTTAATACCCACGGCGTAATCTTCGATGAGCTGCATACCCAGCCTAACCGGAAACTCTTTGACGTCATGCTCCAGGGCTCCGGGGACGCCCGGATGCAGCCGCTTTACTTTCTGATCACCACGGCCGGCAACGATACCAACTCCATCTGCTATGAGGTACACCAGAAAGCCATTGACATCGCAGAGGGACGGAAGGTTGATCCTACCTTTTATTCGGTCATTTACGGTGCTGCCGAGAATGAGGACTGGACAGACCCCAAGGTCTGGAAGAAGGCAAATCCTTCCCTGGGCATCACGGTGGGGATCGACAAGGTCAGGGCAGCCTGTGAATCCGCCCGGCAGAATCCTGGCGAGGAGAACGCTTTCCGGCAGCTAAGGCTCAATCAGTGGGTGAAACAGTCTGTCCGTTGGATGCCGATGGACAAGTGGGACGCCTGCGCGTTCCCGGTTTCCGAGGACGATTTGGAAGGCCGCATCTGCTACGGCGGGCTGGACTTGTCCTCCACCACGGACATCACGGCCTTTGTGCTGGTGTTCCCGCCGCTGGATGAGGAGGACAAATACTACATCCTGCCCTACTTCTGGATACCGGAGGAAACGCTTGACCTCCGTGTCCGACGCGACCATGTCCCCTATGATCTATGGGAGCGCCAGGGGACGCTGATGACTACAGAAGGCAACGTGGTACATTACGGCTACATTGAGAAATTCATCGAGCAGTTGGGCGAACGGTTCAACATCCGGGAGATTGCCTTTGACCGCTGGGGCGCTGTGCAGATGGTGCAGAATCTGGAAGGCATGGGCTTTACGGTGGTTCCCTTCGGACAGGGCTTTAAGGATATGTCCCCGCCGACCAAGGAGCTGATGAAGCTGGTGCTGGAGGAACGCATCGCTCACGGCGGCCACCCAGTGCTGCGCTGGATGATGGACAACATCTATATCCGCACGGATCCGGCGGGCAATATCAAGGCGGACAAAGAGAAATCCACAGAGAAAATCGACGGCGCAATCGCCACTATCATGGGGCTTGACCGGGCGATCCGCTGCGGCAACGATACAGGCGCTTCGGTTTATGACAGCCGGGGGCTTTTGTTTATCTGAAAGGACGGTGATTCGATATGGGTATCTTTTCCGGGCTGTTCCGTTCCAGGGACAAGCCCCAGGACCGCACCGCCGGCAGCGGCTATGCGTTCTATTTCGGCGGCACCACCTCCGGCAAAGCGGTGACGGAACGTTCCGCCATGCAGATGACCGCCGTGTATTCCTGCGTCCGCATCCTGGCCGAAGCGGTGGCAGGTCTGCCGCTGCATCTCTACCGCTACAAGGAGGACGGCGGCAAGGAAAAAGCACTTGACCATCCGCTGTATCTGCTCCTGCATGATGAGCCGAACCCGGAGATGAGTTCCTTTGTGTTCCGGGAAACGCTCATGACGCACCTGCTCCTGTGGGGCAACGCCTACGCCCAGATCATCCGCAACGGCAAGGGCGAGGTCATTGCCCTCTACCCCCTGATGCCAAACCGCATGGTGGTGGACAGGGATATCCACGGGCAGCTTTATTACCAGTATACGCGCTCCACGGAAGAAGCGCCGACCATGAAAGGCGTGACGGTCAATCTGCCGCCCTCCGATGTGCTGCACATTCCGGGGCTTGGCTTTGACGGGCTGGTGGGCTATTCCCCTATCGCTATGGCCAAGAACGCCATCGGCATGGCGATTGCCTGTGAGGAGTACGGGGCCAAGTTCTTTGCCAACGGCGCCGCCCCTGGTGGCGTCTTGGAGCATCCGGGTACCATCAAAGACCCCCAGCGGGTACGGGAGAGCTGGCAGTCCACCTTCGGCGGCAGCGGCAACAGCAATAAGATCGCCGTGCTGGAGGAAGGCATGAAATATACGCCCATCGGCATCTCACCGGAGCAGGCGCAGTTTTTGGAAACGAGAAAGTTCCAGATCAATGAAATCGCCCGGATTTTCCGGGTGCCGCCCCACATGGTGGGCGACCTGGAAAAGTCGAGCTTTTCTAATATTGAGCAGCAGTCCTTGGAGTTTGTGAAATACACGCTGGAGCCCTGGCTGGTGCGCTGGGAGCAGTCTATCCAGCGGACGCTCTTTTCTCCGGAGGAAAAGAAGCGGTACTTTGCCAAGTTCAACGTGGAGGGGCTGCTCCGGGGCGATTATGCCAGCAGAATGTCCGGCTACGCCACGGCGAGACAGAACGGATGGATGAGCGCCAATGATATCCGGGAACTGGAAAACCTTGATCGTATTCCTACGGAAGATGGCGGCGATCTGTACCTTATTAACGGCAATATGCTCCCGCTGGGAAATGCGGGTGCTTTTGCAGATACACAAACGGGAAAGGAGGAAAACCCCGATGAAGAAGTTCTGGAAGTGGAAGAACCAGGCAGCAACGGAGACAGCTCCGGCGGAACGGACGCTGTTCCTGAACGGCACCATCGCCGAGGAAAGCTGGTTTGACGATGACGTCACGCCGCAGCTTTTTAAGGAGGAACTGATGTCCGGGGACGGCGATATCACCGTCTGGATCAACTCCCCAGGCGGGGACTGTGTGGCGGCGGCGCAGATCTACAATATGCTCATGGATTACCCCCATGATGTGACCATAAAGATCGATGGCATCGCAGCCAGCGCCGCCTCGGTCATTGCCATGGCCGGCACGAAGGTGCTGGTATCTCCGGTGTCCATGATGATGATCCACAACCCTATGACCGTTGCCATGGGCGATACCGCAGAGATGCAGAAAGCCATCGAGATGCTTGGCAGCGTCAAGGATTCCATCATCAACGCCTACGAAATCAAGACCGGTTTGTCCCGCGCTAAACTCTCCCATCTGATGGATGCCGAGACCTGGATGGACGCGAACAAGGCGGTGGAACTTGGCTTTGCCGATGACGTCCTGCACCGGGCGGAGATCCCGGAGGATGTGGAGCCGTCTGCGGTGTCCATGCTCTATTCCAAAGCCGCTGTGGTGAATTCCCTTATGGATAAGATCGCAGCCAAATGCAGGACCAACCCTAAGAAAACTGAAAAACCCAACCCCCAGGGCCGCTCTGTAGACAGTCTCTACGAGCGGCTCAATCTTTTGAAGCATTAAGGAGGATACGACTATGACGATTTTGGAACTGCGCGAGAAGCGCGCGAAAGCCTGGGAAGCCGCCAAAGCCTTTCTGGATTCCCACAGAAATGATAAGGGCGTCCTGTCTGCCGAGGACGACGCCGCCTACACCCGCATGGAGCAGGAAATTACCGACCTTGGCAAGGAGATCGCCCGCCTGGAACGCCAGGAGGCGCTGGACGCGGAACTGAACCGCCCGGTGAACAAGCCCCTGACGGGTAAGCCTATGAACGGCAAGGAGGAGAATAAGACCGGCCGCGCCACGGATGAGTACCGGCAGAATTTCTGGAACATGATGCGCTCCAAAGCGCCCATGCCCTCTGTGGTAAACGCCCTGCAGATCGGTACGGACTCCGAGGGCGGATACCTGGTGCCGGATGAGTACGAGCGCACCCTGGTGGAGGCGCTGGAGGAAGAGAATGTGTTCCGCCAGCTCGCCAAAGTGATCCAGACCTCCAGCGGCGACCGCAAGATTCCGGTGGTGGCAACGAAGGGCACCGCATCCTGGATTGACGAGGAAGGCGCCTACACCGAGAGCGACGATTCCTTCGGTCAGGTATCCATCGGGGCCTACAAACTGGGGACGATGATCAAGGTTTCCGAGGAACTCTTGAACGACAGCGTCTTTGATCTGGAAAGCTACATCTCCCGTGAATTTGCCCGCCGTATCGGTGCCAAGGAGGAAGAAGCCTTCTTTACCGGGGATGGCTCTGGCAAGCCCCTGGGCATCCTGGCTTCGAGCGGCGGCGCGGAAACCGGCATCACCGCTGCGTCCGCTACCGCCATTACGGCGGATGAGCTGATCGACCTGTTCTACTCCCTGAAATCTCCTTACCGCCGCAACGCCGTGTGGGTGCTGAATGACTCCACCATTAAGGCCATCCGCAAGCTGAAGGACAGCAATGGCCAGTACCTGTGGCAGCCTTCCCTGACCGCAGGCACACCGGATACAATCCTGGGCCGTCCTGTGCGCACTTCCGCTTATATGCCCGCCATCGCGGCCAGCGCCAAAACCATCGCCTTTGGAGATTTCAGCTACTACTGGATTGCGGACCGCCAGGGGCGTTCCTTCAAGCGGCTGAACGAACTGTACGCGGCAAACGGCCAGGTGGGCTTCCTCGCTTCCCAGCGCGTGGACGGCAAGCTGATCCTGTCCGAGGCCATCAAGGTGCTGGCACAGAAAGCATCGACATAACGGAAAGGGGGCGGCGGTGATGGACACTCTGCTGGAAAAAGTCAAGGCAAACCTGATTCTGGAACATTCGGCGGATGATGCGCTTTTGCAGGGCTACATCGCCGCCGCTGTTTCCTATGCGGAGAGCTACCAGCATATCCCGGAGGGCTATTATATGGAAAACGCGATGCCGGCCACTACTGAACAGGCGGTGATCATGCTGGCATCGCATTTTTACGAGTCCAGGGATGGCAGTACGGGCGGTTTCTTTGCGGACAATGTACAGGCCGGTCAGCAGGTCTGGAACACGGTCAACCTTCTGCTTCGGCTCGACCGGGAATGGAAGGTGTGAGTATGAGCTTTGGCAAAATGAACACCTTCCTCTCCATTGTGGAGAAACAGTTCACGCAGGATGAGGACGGCTTTAAGACGGAAACCGATGTTACCGTGGCAGAAGTGCGTGCCTACCGGGAAGGCCGGCACGGCAGTGAGAAATGGGCCAACATGGCAACCTTCTCCACCGCCACCGACCTGTTCCGGTTCCGAGTGATCCCCGGCGTCACGGTCACAACGGATATGCGCATCGTCTGCGGCGGGCATACCTTCGAGATTACTTCGGTGGAGGATATCAAAGGCAGGGGGATGTATCTGGAAGTGCTGGCACAGGAGGTGAAAGCGGGTGGCTAAAGCGACATGGAGAATGCCGGAGGATTTCCTGATGAAGGTATCCCGTCTGGCGGATAAAACGGATGAGATCCTCCCGAAGGTGCTGGAGGCCGGCGCGGAGGTTGTGGAGGACAAGGTGCGCTCCAACCTGCAGGCAGTCATCGGCAGCGGGACAAAGTACGAGTCCAGAAGCACTGGGGAGCTTCTCCGCTCCCTTGGCACATCTCCCTCCCTGCAGGATAAAAACGGGGATTTCAATGTGAAGGTGGGCTTTTCCGAACCGCGTTCAGACGGGGACAGTAATGCCAAGATCGCCACCATTCTGGAATACGGCAAAAGCGGCCAGCCCGCGAAGCCTTTCCTGAAGCCAGCCCGTTCCTCATCCAGGAACGCCTGTATCAGCGCCATGAAAGCGAAACTGGATGAGGAGGTGGAGAAGATTTGAGCCTGTTGTCGGAAATCAAGACCGTAGTTACCGGCTGCGGCCTGCCAGTGGAGACGGGCGTGTTCTCCGATGCGCCGCCGGAGGAATATGTGGTAATCACGCCCCTGGCGGACACTTACGAACTCCACGCGGATAACCTCCCGGAGTTTGAAACCCAGGAGGCGCGGCTCTCCCTGTTTACCAAAGGGAACTATCTGAAGCGGAAGGGGCAGCTTTCAGCGGCGCTCCTTGCCGCTGATTTTGTGATTACGGACAGGCGGTACATCGCCCATGAGGACGATACCGACTTCCACCATTACGCCATTGACGTGGCGAAACTCTACAGATTGGAGGAATGAACTATGGCTACGATTGGCCTTGACAAGCTGTACTACGCCAAGATCACCGAAGATACTTCGGGCAATGAAACTTACGAAGATCCGCTGCCTTTGGCAAAGGCCATGACCGCCGAGCTTTCCGTGGAACTGGCGGAAGCTACGCTGTATGCGGACGATGGCGCGGCGGAGGTGGTGAAGGAGTTCCAGAGCGGGACGCTGACGCTGGGTGTGGACGACATCGGCAAATCTGTCGCAGAGGACCTAACAGGGGCGGTAATCGATGAAAACGGCGTCCTGATCTCTGCGTCGGAGGACGGAGGCGCTCCGGTCGCTATTGGCTTCCGTGCCAAGAAAGCCAACGGCAAGTACCGCTATTTCTGGCTGTACCGGGTGATTTTCGGCATCCCTGCCACCAACCTGACCACTAAGGGCGAGAGCATCGAGTTTTCCACCCCGTCCATCGAGGGAACCGTGACCCGGCGCAATAAGGTGGACGGCCAAGGCAAGCACCCCTGGAAAGCGGAGGTGTCTGAGGATGACGCCGGTGTATCCCCTACAGTCATTTCGGGCTGGTACGAGGAAGTCTATGAACCGTCCTATGCGGATCAGACATCGGGCGCAGGCGGCGAAGGTTAAGGAGGGTTTGAAGTATGGAAGAAAGAACAGCAGTTGTCAATATCGGCGGGCAGGAATATGAAATGCTCCTGACCACCCGCGCCACAAAGCAGATCGCCGGGCGTTACGGGGGCTTGGAAAACCTGGGCGAGAAGCTGATGAAGGCGGAGAACTTTGAGATGGCGCTGGACGAGATCGTGTGGCTGATTACCTTACTGTGCAACCAACCCATCCTCGTCCACAATCTGAAACACCCGGAGGACAAAAAGCCGGAACTGACCGCCGAAGAGGTGGAGCTTCTCACCTCCCCGATGGAACTGACGGACTATAAGGACGCCATCATGGAGGCGATGTACCGGGGGACCAAACGGAATATCGAAAGTGAGCTGGAGGGAAAAAACACGGCGGCCGGGTAAGCGATGCGGAATTGTTTACCCGGCTTTTGTATTACGGCATGGCCCACCTCTCCCTGCGCATGGAAGAGGTGTGGCTCATGCCTTTTGGCCTGCTCATGGACCTGTGGGAATGCCACCGGCAGTTTTTGGGGATTGCGAAGCCAAAGCAGGAACTGACGATTGATGATGTGATCCCTTATGGAATTTAGCGCGAGAGGAGGTGTGACCCGTGGCGGACAATTTTGGCCTGAAAATCGGCATCGAGGGCGAAAAGGAATTTAAAAAGGCGCTGTCTGAGATCAACCAGTCCTTTAAGGTGCTGGGTTCCGAGATGAAGCTGGTTTCCTCGCAGTTTGACGCCAACGATAAATCCATCCAGGCGCTTTCCGCAAGGAATACCGTTCTGAATAAGGAAATCGACGCCCAACGCCAGAAGATCGAAACGCTGCGGGCCGCCCTCCAGAACGCCTCCGATTCCTTTGGGGAGAACGACCGCCGGACGCAGAACTGGCAGATCCAGCTGAACAACGCCGAAGCCGCCCTAAACGGCATGGAGCGGGAGCTTTCCGCCAATGAGCAGGTCATCGAATCCCTTTCCCAGCAGGAAACGGAGGCGGCGGACGCTACGGAGCGGCTGTCCCAGGAGATTTCCCGACAGGAGGAAGAACTTTCCGGGATGAAGCGTGCCTATTCCAATGCTGTGCTGGAATACGGGAAAGGCTCCAGTGAGGCAAAGGAACTGGAGGGGCGCATCTCCCAGCTTTCCGGGGAACTTCGGGAAAACCGGGAGTGGATGAAGGATGCCGGGGATGTGGCGGAGAATTTCGGAGATTCGCTGGAGGAGGCATCCAGCGGGGCGGATCAATTAGGCTCCGGGCTTTCGGTCGCCACGGTGGCGATGGGAAACCTTATCTCTTCCGGCATCCAGGCGGCGTTAAGCGGTATAAAAGAGCTTGGCAGCGCCATCTGGAACCTGGACGAAGCCACCGAGGAATACCGGGTGGCCCAGGGCAAGCTCACCACCGCTTTTGAGGCGGCGGGATACAGCGGGGACACCGCACAGAAATCCTACACTGAGTTCTATAAAATCCTGGGCGATACGGATACCGCCACGGAAGCCTCCCAGCTTCTGGCGCAGCTTGCCCAGAACGAGCAGGACGTCACCAGGTGGACGAATATCGCGGCCGGCGTCTACGGCACCTTCGGCGACGCTCTCCCCATCGAGGGCATGATCGAGTCGGCCAACGAGACCGCCAAGGTTGGCGAGGTCACCGGCTCCCTGGCGGACGCCTTAAACTGGGTGGGCATCAGCGAGGACGCCTTCAACGAAAAGCTGGCTGCCTGTTCCAGCGAAAGTGAGCGCAACCGCCTCATCATGGAGACCCTCTCCGGGGCCTATGACGAGGCAAGCGGCGCTTTTTACCGCAACAATGAGGCGCTGGTGGCTTCCAGGGAAGGCCAGGCACAGCTGGACGAGACGCTTGCGGGGCTTGGGGAGACCATCTCCAATGTGAAGAACAGCCTCCGGGCGGAGTTCCTCCCGGCGATCTCGGAAGTCATCTCCGCTTTTACCGGCATGGTAAACGGCGTGGACGGGGCGGACGAAGCCTTCGCCGGGGCCATTACGGGGCTGGTAAACACGGCGGTTTCCATGCTGCCGCAGTTTGTGAACACCGGAATGCAGATGCTGACCTCTCTGCTTTCCGGCATCATCCAAAGCCTTCCGGCTGTGATGGAGGGCGCGGCGCAGATCATCGTCACGCTGGCCCAGGGCATCGCGGCGGCGGTCCCTACCCTGATTCCACAGATTGTCCTGGTGGTCACCCAAATCGTGCAGACCTTGATCGAGAACCTGCCGATGATCCTGGACGCGGCGCTGCAGCTGATCCTGGGGCTGGCCCAGGGGCTGCTTAATGCCATCCCGGTCCTGATCGCGGCCCTGCCCGCCATCATTACGGCGATTGTGGAGTTTATCGTGGGAGCGATCCCCCAGATTATCAGCGCCGGGATACAGCTCTTGACCTCGCTGGTTTCCGCGCTGCCGGAGATCATCACGGCCATTGTGGCGGCAATCCCACAGATCATTGACGGGCTGGTGACGGCCATCCTCGGCAGCATCCCACAGATCATTGATGCCGGCGTGAACCTGCTGATCTCCCTGATCCAGAACCTGCCGACTATCATTACCACTATTGTGGCGGCAATCCCGCAGATTATTTCCTCACTGGTAAACGCCATCTTAAACAGCATCCCGCAGATCATCCAGGCAGGCGTGCAGCTGTTCGTGTCGCTGATCCAGAACCTACCCACCATCATCGTGGAGATCGTAAAGGCGGTGCCGCAGATCATCGCGGGTATCGTCAATGCCTTTACTTCCTCGATGGGGCAGATCGTCAACATCGGCAAGAACATCGTGCAGGGCTTGTGGCAGGGCATCCAGAGCCTCGCCGGATGGATCTGGGACAAGGTCTCCGGCTGGATTTCCGGCATCTGGGACGGGATCTGCAGCTTCTTTGGCATCAACTCGCCCTCGAAAGAAATGGCCTGGGTGGGCGAAATGCTGGGCAGGGGCCTTGCCGGAGGCATTGAGGACAGCGCCGGCGAAGCGGTCAGCGCCGCAGAGGACTTAAACAACGGTATCCTGGGCGTGATGAACGGGCTGGCGGCGGATATGCAGTCCGCAGTCCCCTCGAACTTTGCCTTTGACGCGGGCGGGACACTCCGCTCCGCAGCCGGCGGCATGGGCAGCGGTGGCGCTTCCTTCGGGACCCTCATCACCATCCAGCAGATGATCGTCCGCAGTGAGGACGACATCCGCAGGATTTCCCAGGAACTTTATAATCTCATGCAAGTCGGCTCCCGCGCACAGGGCCGCATCATTACAGCCTAAGAGGAGGTGGGATTTATGGGCTTTCAATACAACGGAATTTCTTCTCAGTCCATGAATATCAAGGCCCGTCTTACCGGCTGGCAGATGGTTCCCACTCTTCGGAGCAACACGGAAATCGTTCCCGGCAAAGCGGGTCTTGCGGACTTTGGGGCCGACAGCGGCGAGCGGTACATCGATGTTTCCTGCAATGTCTATCCGCAGAAAACCTTTGCCGGTTTGGTGGCAGTTTTAGATCGGGCGGCGGCATGGTTAGACCCTACGGTGGGGACAAAACAGCTTGTACTGGACGATGTGCCGGACCGGTATTTTATGGCCCGGCTTTCCGATACGGTGGACTGTGAACGGCTCCTCCGGGCAGCCGGTTCGTTTACCCTCCGTTTTCTTTGCCCTGACCCTTATGGTTACGCACTGGATGATGAAACCTTTACCCTCTCCCAAGCGGGTGAGCATGAGGTGGAGCGTGAAATCGGAAACACAGACTCCGAGCCGGTGTATTCTCTGCAAGGAACAATTTCCTCCGGCGCGGTTGTACTGACGACCAATGGAGAAAACCTGCGAGTGGTTGGCCCGCTGGCTGCGGGGGAAGTGCTGGTAATCGACACCGGCATGGTCACAGCCAAAGTGACGGACAGCGCGGGCAATACCCTGCGAAACGGCCTACCCTGTTTGGAGGAGCTGAATTTCCCGGTACTGCGCCGGGGTGTGAATAAGGTTGAAATCGCGGTTGAAGGCAGCGCTGTTTTTACCGAACTTCACATACAGGCAAAGAGCCGATGGAGGTAAGCAATGGCAGTAAAAACTACTTTGACTGCGCAGGAGGACTTTACCGGGGAATTTCCATCTGCATGGGCAGGCTCCGGCCTCTGGCGCTTTAACGAGTCCGAACCGGACAGCAACGACCGGCTGATGGATTCTTCCGGCAATGGCCGGGATTTCAATATTATCAACTGGAGCGGCACCACGGCAAACCTGCTGGAAGGCTGGCGTGGACATTATTTCCGCTTCAACATCAATAACCCAACCTCGGAGAAAACATATCTTCAAGCCGTAAACGACGGCTCGATTTTCTCCTCGCTGGGGGAACGGATTGTGGTGGGCGGCTGGATGAACCCCACCATTTACTCGGTAGGCAATACCTTCTGCCCTATTTTTAACACAAGGCAGGGGCCGGGCCAGCCGATCCTGTATCTTTCGCTGTATTCCGGGCGGCCCCGCCTAATGCTCTATAATTCCTCCGGCTCCCTGATTTTGGACGAGTCGGTAACGCCCCCGTTTTCTCTGGTAAACAACGGCTGGTATTTCCTCGCCGCTGTGATCGAGCCGGACGCATACAAAGCCTGCTATGTGGTAGGCGACCGCAGCACCGGTACAGTCTGGATTTCAAACGAGCTGACGATTGAGGGTGAACTGAACCGTTCCTGTACCGCCGACCTTATCATGGGGATGCACGCTGACACCTATTATTACGCAGGCGGCTTTGATGATTGGTTTCTGGATACGGATTCCTCTTTGACTGCCGAAGATCTGGCGGAATATTTTAAGGCCACTCTGTTTGCCAACGGCGGAGATATGTCCGATGACGTGGATGCGCTCACCGAGCCGGGGAGCGTTACCCTTAGAAGCTCGGACGGAGCCTATCCATCCAGCGGGCAGCTTATTACAAAGGCGACAGCCTGCTCCCTTTCCGGTACGGGCCGCGTGGCTGCGACCAGCGAATATACAGCGGGCGTGACTGCCATTGAACAAGTGGAAACCTCCACTTCGGACGATTTGGAGGAATGGTCTGCCTGGCAGACTATCGGCACCAGCGGCGAACTGCAATCTCCGAACCGCCAGTATATCCGCTTCCGTGTGACGCTTGCCACTGAGGATACCAGCCGAACTCCGAAGCTGTTGGAAATCCAGCTCCACGATATACCGAAGGCCCCCTATGAAAAGCTGGGCTTTGCGCGCCCGGTAGTGCTGGATGCAAACGGCGCGTGGGAAGCGGTTCTGGAAAACGCCTTTGATATTGTTGTCACCAGCGAAGTCAACGGGGCCGATACGATGGAATTTTATCTGCCTTTCCACGATCCCAAGCGTGCCATGCTGGACAATGAAAAGCAGGTGCAGATCGTCAATGACATTTACCGCATACGAACCCTCACCGATACAAAGGACGCCGATGGGCGGATTGTGACGCAGGTATATGCCGAAGCTGCTTTCTACGACTTGTCCTTTTCCGAGGAAAAAGAAACGGTGGACTTCAACGCAGATACGGCGGACGCACCGATGCGGCACGCACTGGAAGGCACCGGCTGGTCGGTGGGAACGGTCAACGTCACCACTCTGCGCACATGGCAGTGTACGGAGAAAAACGCCCTTTCCATCCTGCGGGCCACGCAGAATATCCACGGCGGCGACCTGATTTTTGATTGCCCGAACCGGCTCGTCCATCTTCTTACCTTTGGCGGGAATGACAGCGGCGCTCTGTTTGCATATCGCAAAAATCTCAAAAGTATTGAGCGGGTGGTGGATACCCGCAGCTTGGTAACAAGGCTCTATGCCTATGGCAAGGATGGAATGACGTTCGCCTCGATCAATGGCGGCAAGGACTATGTGGAGGACTTCTCCTATACCACCGAAGTGCGCATATCCACGCTGGACTGCTCGAACTTCACCAATCCCTATCAGATGCTGGAATACACGCAGATGCGGTTGGCGGAATATGCGCAGCCCCGCGTTTCCTATGTTCTCTCCGCAATGGATTTGTCGGCCCTTACCGGGTATGAGCATGAGGCGTGGGCGCTGGGCGACATTGTAACGGTGGATGATAAAGACCTCAATCTGTCGGTAAAAACCCGCGTGGTGCGCCGCCAGTACAATTTGCAGGAGCCGTGGAAAACTGTGCTGGAACTTTCCACTACCCTTCGGGAACTGGGCGATTCCTCCGCACAATGGGATAAGGCCGCCGATGTGCTGGCATCCACCGATGTGATCGACCGGCAGGAAGTAAAGGACTTGGTGCCTTTTAACCATCTGCGTAATTCCCGCGCTGACAGCGGCATGAATTACTGGACGAACTCCGGCTTTGAGGTGGATGCGGAAAACGGCGTTTCCGGTACGGCTTCCTTCAAGGCAGAGGGCGTTTTGGGTATGACAAAAAGCCTGACACAGACGGTCTACCCGGCCAGCCGCCGGAGTTATACCTTTTCAGCGCAGATTGCCTCGGAGGATTTGCAGAAAGGCCCCAGCGGGCAGGTCGGCATCGAAGTAACCTTTGAATATGAGGACGGTTCCACGGAAACGCGGTTCATCGACCTCTTTTAATATAGAAGGGAGCGGCCTATGGCTTCTTTTTCGCAAACTGCCACCGACCTGTCCCCCAAGGGGTACGGGAGGCTGCGTTCTATCACCATCCGGCTTTGTATTACGGACTGCACCGGCAAGGTGTATTTTACCGACATTATGGTGCAGGGTGGCTCCATTGCTACCGGCTGGGTGGGCCATCCCAGCGAAATCCAGTGGACGCTGGACGGCTAAGGAGGCAGATATGGCGGCGGAATTTACTCGATTTTCAGAAACAATTTTGACAAAACAGGATCAGCGGGTGGTAAGCATCACCGTGAAGCCGATGATTTCTGATTGTACAGGCCGGATTTACTTCACCGACCTGATGGTACAGGAAGGCGACCGGCTCACAGGTTATGTGATAAATACAGAAACAATTCTGCAAAAATACCGGGAGGATGGCTCCATTGTTCCTCCCCGTTTCTACAACGGCGTGGTGCGCTCGGCGGAAACGGTGGTGCTGTTCAACCTCGGCTCCGATACGGCGGGGCTGGACTGCTATCTCTACCCGGTGCAGGACATGGCGGCGGGCAGCATTTCCGTGGCTTTAGGCGCGGGCGCACACAAGGCAGCTTTCCCTGCTGCGGTAAGTGCCGGGGATGAGCTGGCCCTTCTGGCTTCTTCCCGGAAATGCCTGCTCAACGGAAGCCCCGCGGAAAAGCGCGGCTTCTTTCAATACACGGCTGCCGGGGACAGCAAGCATCCGGTGACAGTAGAGGAGCATAAATCCGCCCGGCTGTTGTTTGAATTTCAGGAAATGCAGGAAGGCGGTGATCGGTTTTGAACCGGGACTATCTAAAAGGAAGGCGGTGCATGGTCTGGTCGTTCATGCAGAACGCTCGGATGTACGAGGCTTTGCGGGACTATGGCGACCGGCTGGATACGGTGGGGATTTTTACTTTTGAGGTGGATGCCACCGGGACGCTCTCGGAAACTGGCACAAGCATTTCCTCCATGATGACCTACATCAACAAGTGGACGCACATTCACTGGATGCTGACCGTGATGAACCACGGGACAGCCAGTATTTTCACGGCTCTGCGCAATAACACAAACGGAGCAAAAGATAAGTTTTTAACGGAGCTGGTGCGCATCATGGAAAAATACCCGTGGTGTGCCGGAGTGGACATTGATTTGGAGCGCGGCGGCGGATATGAGAACCGGGAAGCGGCAAACTCCTTATTTCAGGCTATTTACCAGACGGTCAAAGCCTATGATTCCTCCAAACTCGTCAATATCTGCCTGCCCGGCATGACCGGCGTTCAGGGCAGTGTGGGCGGGGAAAACTGGTGCGTCTATGCCGACCTCAACCCGTACTGCGACACGGCTTCTATTATGTCTTATGGAATGGCGTGGGCAGGCAGCGCCCCCGGCCCCGTATCTCCCCGGAGCTGGTTGGAGGGCATTTACGATTACGCGGTCACGGCGATGTCCCCGGAAAAGATTTTCATGGGCCTGCCGGGATACGGCTGGAACTGGCAGATATACGACACCCCGGAGAACCTGGGCGAAACCTACCGGGGGATTTCCAACACCTACTATGCCGCCAAGCTCTGGATGACTGGCGGCTACAACTTTACCGGGGATGCGCCGCCCCAGCCCATGATCCCCATTATTGCCTATTGGGACGATGTAGATATGGTGCCGTGGGCGCTTCCGCAGGTATATGACTACATGGAAGGATGGGATGCTTCCTCGGTAACTTCGCCCCTGCAGCAGGAAGTCTATAACCGCAGGCGGTATCTGACCTGTTACGGGAAGGAGCAAAAGACCTCCTTCGGCACAATCTACATTGACCGTGGCGGCGGCACACCGGATTCCTACACCGGGCTTGCCACTGTGTCCGATTACATGACGGTTCTCGGTGAGGGCGCGACAGCAACCTTTCATTTTACGATTGAGCAGGCTGGCACCTATGACATAGCGGTACGGCTTGCTTTTCCTTTTTGGGATAAAAACGCGCTGAATGTGGCTGTGGACGGAAGCTCAAAGACCTTTTCGGAGAGCCGCCTGTGGTGGCCATACTGGCGGCGCACCTGCTGGCTTTCCTTTGCTTCCGGCAGGAGCCTCTCCGCAGGCAGCCATACGCTTACGATCAGCGGCGGCGTTCCCGGTGTACAGTTTTACGGTTTCCGGGTATGCAGCAGCTTTTCTGAGGAACCGTCTGCCGGAGAGGCGGCGTTTACCCTCTCACCCCGGCAGTTTCTGGACGTGAACGGCCAGCCAGCCACACCAGACAAGGGCTTTAAACTCACCTGTGAAATGCTCCGGCGAAAACCGGATTCGGCGCTGGTATGGTATGAGGACTTCCGGGATGATACCCCTCTGCCGGACAGCTACTGGATGACGCTCTCCGGGGAATGGTCGGTGTGGAGGGAAAGCTACACCACCGAGAACCGGCCATATTCCTTGCTGGAAGGCTCCGGCAAGCTGGCATGGAAATATGATGGATTCTCCGACCTGCATATCCGGGCGCGGGTGGGTTTTCCACAGAATGGCGGCGGACGGGCCGGGGTATTCCTTGGAAACCTGTTCTGCTGCTTAAACTACGATACTCAGCGGGTGGAGCTATACCAAGGCTCCACGCTTTTGGGGAGCTACTCCACCAGCTTTTCCAAGACCCCGGATGCGCAGCTCCACAGCGATCCGACCGTCTATACCATTGAGATGCGAAAGCGTGGGAGCAAGGTCCGGGTGTATTCCGGTTCCAGCTACACCCTGCGGTTTACCGCAACGGTGAGCGCCACCTCCGGCTATGCGGGGATACAGGCGGACAATGAGATCGTCTGCGACCTGCTGCGGGCCGGTGATGCCTGGGCTTATGAACCCTATGAGTGTTTTGACGTGGTGTATCCGGACGGGGTGCGCACCAGCTTCGGGCGGATCGCCCGCTCTGGCGTGACGTGGGACGAGGAATTTCAGATTTTCTCAGTGAACAGCGACGTGGATGAAGGCTCCACCCGCAGCGAGGATATTTCCCTCGACTATGATTTCTTTCATTCCCACCTGCTGGAAATTTCCTGCGGGAATGATTACACAGCCAGGGTGATCCCACGGGATATAAACGTCTGGACCGCCCGGCTGTTCTTGGGCGACGCGGACGGTTTTTCCATTCTGTATTATCAGGACGTGGATTCGCTGGTATATTGGGCCAACGAGGCTGCTTACCGGTGGGGCCTGCGCGGCATTGCGATCTGGTCTTTAGGACAGGAGGATATGCGGCTGTGGGAGGTCATGCCGAAACAAATCGAATAAATCATGGGAACTGGCGACTGCCCTGCGGGGCGGCCGCTTTTTTCAAGTACACAAACCATTTCAAGAAACGGAGGTATCAACATGAAGGAACTTTGGAATACGGCGCAGGTGATCTTTGCGGCAATCGGAGGATGGCTGGGCTATTTCCTGGGCGGCTGCGACGGGTTGCTCATCGCCCTGGTGGTGTTCGTGGCGGTGGATTACATCACCGGCGTGATGTGCGCCGTCTCGGACAAGAAGCTGTCCAGCGAGGTGGGCTTTAAGGGCATCTGCCGGAAGGTGCTGATCTTCCTGCTGGTTGGAATCGCCAACATCGTGGATGTACAGGTCATCGGCACAGGCTCGGTGCTTCGCACGGCAGTCATCTTCTTTTATCTCTCCAATGAGGGCGTGAGCCTGCTGGAGAACGCGGCGCACCTGGGGCTTCCCGTGCCGGAGAAGATGAAGGACATCCTGGCGCAGCTCCATGACCGGGCGGAAAACACAGAAAGCGAGGGAAAATAACTATGGCTTATACGAACAGTTCACTGGTATCTTACACAAAACTCAGCCCGAACCACTCCGGGCAGCGGACGCACTCCATCGACCGCATCACGCCCCACTGTGTGGTAGGACAATGCTCTGTGGAAACACTGGGGAATATCTTCCTGCCGGTTTCCAAACAGGCAAGCTGCAACTACGGTATCGGCGAGGATGGCAGAATCGGAATGTATGTAGAGGAAAAGAACCGCTCCTGGTGTTCTTCTTCCAATGCAAACGACCAGAGGGCTATCACCATTGAGTGCGCGTCCGATACGGCTGAGCCGTATGCCTTTAAGGATGTGGTCTACCAGAAGCTGATCACCCTCTGCGCGGACATCTGCAAGCGAAACGGCAAGAAAAAGCTCCTGTGGCTGGGAGACAAGGACAAGACGCTCTCTTATGAGCCGAAGTCGGATGAGATGGTGCTGACCGTCCACCGCTGGTTTGCCAACAAGTCCTGTCCGGGAAACTGGATGTATGCCCGGATGGGTGATCTGGCGGAAAAAGTTACGGCACAGCTTGGCGGCGGGATCTCTGGGAACACAGAGACGGAGCATCCCGAAAAGCTGACAGAAGGCTATTACCGTGTCCGCAAGACATGGGCGGACAGTAAGACACAGAAAGGCGCATACAAGATCCTATCCAACGCCAAGAGGTGTGCCGACAGCAACCCAGGTTACAGCGTGTTCGACGATAACGGGGTCAATATCTACTCGCCGGGCGGGGCTGCTTCTGCGCCGTCCGAAGATGTGCCGTTTCTTGTCCAGGTCAGCATTTCTGACCTGAATATCCGCAAAGGGCCGGGAACGGACTATGCCAAGACCGGTAAGTTTACAGGAAAAGGCGTATTTACCATCATGGAGGTCAAATCCGGGCAGGGTTCCACGGCTGGCTGGGGCCGGCTGAAATCCGGCGCGGGATGGATTTCGCTTGACTATACATCTAAAATTAAATAACCAAACTGCTGAATGCCCATCGAGCCATAACCGCTCGGTGGGCATATTTTTTTCGGCCAAAATTCGCTCTTCTGTCCAGATGGGTCATTGAGGGTAACCCTCGGAATGGAGGAACCAAAATGACCCATCAGCAAAAAGAACAGATAACTGCCCTACGCTCCCAGGGCTATGGATATGCAACCATTGCAAAGGCGATAGGACTGAAGAAAGATACCGTTGTAGCATTCTGCCGTAAGGTGGGGCTGACCGGCACGAAGGCCGCAGATAACAGCCGCATTGAACTGGACGCCGGATTTTGCCCGCAGTGCGGCGCTCTGCTTACGCAGACTCCCGGCAGAAAGCGCGTCAAGTTCTGCTCCGATAACTGCCGTACCGCTTGGTGGAATGCACATCCTGAAAAGGTTAACCGCAAGGCCGTATACCACTTTACTTGCGCTCACTGCGGAAAGCCCTTCACCACCTACGGCAATGCAAAAAGAAAATACTGCTCTCACGCCTGCTATATTGCAGACCGCTACAAAGGCGGTGACGGGCATGAGTGAGGATAAATTCCGCTCTGAAATGAGCTACCTTGCCGCCCTTTCCATCGCAAAGAATCTCAGGGAAAAGGGGCTTCTGAGCGAGGAGGAATATGCCGTAATTGATACAAATCTGCGGGCTGAGTTCTCGTCGTCTTTGGGTACATTATTATCGGAAAACGACTTGATATAATTGGCTTTCAGAGTGATATATAGTGTCGGAAAGGAGTGATTTCATGCGGATTGTAAATAAAATCGAAGCGAAAACACCGCAGATGCCGCGCCGCAAAAGGGTCGCTGCCTACGCGAGAGTCTCAATGGAGTCCAAGCGGCTGCAGCACTCCCTTTCGGCACAGGTCAGCTTTTACAGCAGTTTGATACAGAGCAACCCCGCCTGGGAATATGTGGGCGTATATGCCGACAATGGAATAACCGGAACCAAAGCCGAAGCCCGCGAAGAGTTCAATCGGATGATTGCCGACTGCGAAGCCGGAAAAATCGACATTGTTCTGACAAAGAGTATTTCCCGTTTCGCGCGCAACACCGTTGACCTGTTGAATACAGTGCGCAGGCTCAAGGAACTGGGCGTTTCCGTGCAATTTGAAAAGGAGCGCATCGACTCCCTCACCGAGGACGGCGAGTTGATGCTGACCCTTTTAGCATCCTTTGCCCAAGAGGAGATACGCAGCCTGTCGGACAACGTCAAATGGGGTACCCGGAAACGATTTGAAAAAGGTATTCCCAATGGTCGCTTTCAAATCTACGGGTACCGCTGGGAGGGCGATCATCTGGTTGTCCATGAGGAGGAGGCAAAGATCGTTCGGCTCATCTACGACAATTACATGAATGGTTTATCAGCGGAAACCACAGAGAAGCAGCTTGCCGAGATGGGTGTGAAATCCTATAAGGGCCAGCACTTCGGCAATACCTCTATCAGACAGATCCTCGGCAACATCACTTATACGGGCAACCTTCTGTTCCAGAAGGAATATGTGCAGGACCCCATCAGCAAGAAAAGCAAAATTAACCGTGGGGAGCTGCCGCAGTATTTCGTGGAGAACACCCACGAAGCCATCATCCCGATGGAGGTCTACCAGGCGGTGCAGACCGAGAAAGCGCGCCGCCGGGAGCTTGGGGCTTTGGCAAACTGGAGCATCAATACCTCCTGCTTTACCAGCAAAATCAAGTGCGGTCGGTGCGGAAAGAGCTATCAGCGTTCCAACCGCAAGGGGCGCAAAGACCCAAACGCCAACTATACGATCTGGATTTGTGGGACTCGAAGAAAGACCGGGAACGCGCATTGTCGAAATAAGGATATCCCGGAACCGATGCTCAAAGAAGCCTGTGCTGCGGTTTTGGGACTAGATACGTTTGATGAGATCATCTTTTCAGAGCAGATCGACCGCATTGAGATCCCTGCTCCGAATGAGATGATTTTCTATTTTAAGGATGGCCACATTGTACCGCACCACTGGGAATCCACCATGCGGAAAGACTGCTGGACGGATGAGCGCCGAGCCGCCAAAGGACGGTATGTGCAGGAGCATCAGCTCGGTCCCAACAGTTCCTGCTTCACCAGCCGCATTCGCTGCGACAGCTGCGGCGAGAACTACCGCAGGCAACGTTCACGGCACAAAGACGGCAGCTTTGATTCCGTATGGCGGTGCGCGTCAGGCGGAAAATGCAATAGCCCCAGCATCAAGGAGGAAGTCCTTAAAAACCTCTGCGCTGACGCTATGGGGCTGGAATCATTTGACGAAACGGCTTTCCGTGAGCAGATTGCCTGCATTCATATCGTTGCTCCGTTTCAACTTTCCATCCGCTTCTTTGACGGGCATACCTTTGAAGCGGCATGGGAAAATAAGCGAAAAATGCCCAAGCATACGGAGCAGCGCAAGCAGCATATGCGGGAAGTAATGATACAGAAATGGAGGGAAAAATGTGGCGAAAGTAACGACTATACCGGCGACGATAAGCCGGTTCACGGCAACGCCGATCAATGAAAGGAAAAAGCGCCGCACCGCCGCCTATGCCCGTGTCTCCACGGACAGCGAGGAGCAGCTTACCAGCTACAGCGCCCAGGTGGACTATTATACCAACTATATCAAGAGTCGGGACGATTGGGAGTTTGTTTCCGTATATACGGACGAAGGTATAACCGGTACGAATACCAAGCACCGTGAGGGCTTCAAACGCATGGTAGCGGATGCGCTGGCGGGTAAGATAGACCTTATCGTTACCAAATCGGTCAGCCGCTTTGCCCGCAATACGGTAGACAGCCTGACCACGGTGCGCCAGCTAAAGGAAAAGGGCGTGGAGATCTATTTTGAAAAGGAAAACATCTGGACGCTGGACAGCAAGGGAGAATTGCTTATCACCATTATGTCCTCCCTGGCGCAGGAGGAAAGCCGCAGTATTTCCGAGAACTGTACCTGGGGACAGAGAAAGCGGTTTGCAGACGGCAAGGTCACCGTACCCTTCAAGCGGTTTCTTGGCTACGACCGGGGTCCCGATGGCAATCTCGTCTTGAATAAGGACGAGGCGGTCATCATCCGCCGCATCTACAGTATGTTCCTGCAGGGCATGACGCCGCACGGCATTGCCGCCAGGCTGACTGCCGACGGCATCAAGTCGCCGGGCGGCAAAGACAAATGGAACGCAGGGGCAGTTCGCAGCATTCTCACCAACGAGAAGTACAAGGGCGATGCGCTCCTGCAAAAGAGCTATACGGTGGATTTCCTCACCAAGAAGAAAAAGGTCAACGAGGGCGAAATCCCGCAGTACTATGTGGAGGGAAATCACGAGGCCATCATTCAGCCGGAGGTGTTTGAACTGGTTCAGCAGGAACTGAAGCGCAGAAAGCAAGGTCGGGGCCCGCACAGCGGTGTCCACCTTTTCTCCGGCAAGATACGCTGCGGACAATGCGGAGAGTGGTACGGTTCCAAGGTCTGGCATTCCAACAGTAAGTATCGCAGAGTAATCTGGCAGTGTAATCACAAGTATGACGGCGAGGAAAAATGCTCCACGCCGCACTTGACGGAGGATGAGATCAAAGCGATGTTTATTTCAGCGGCGAACAAGCTGATTGGCAAAAAGACCGCAATTATCTCGCCTCTACGGGCTTCGCTGGACATTGCCTTCGACACCTCCGCACTGGAAGCCGAAACCGAAAAATTGCAGGAAGAACTCATGGTCGCCTCAGACCTCATCCAGAAATGCATCTACGAAAACGCTCATGTGGCGCTCGACCAGAGGGAATACCAGAAACGCTATGACAGTCTTACCGCCCGCTTCGACATTGCAAAAGCACGGCTTGAGGAAATCGAAACCGCCATTGCTGATAAGAAATCCAGACGGGCGGCGATTGAATCCTTTCTGGGCACGCTGGCGCAAGCTGACCTGATGGGAAAATTTGACCCTGTCCTCTGGTGCGGTCTGGTGGATCATGTAACAGTCTACAGCAAGGACGATGTGCTTTTTACCTTTAAGAATGGGCAGGAAATCCGAGCGTAAGGGGAAAAAGGATACTCCTCACTACCAATTGCGGTGGTGAGGAGTATCCTTTTTCCATAAGCATCCTCTTCAGTTGAATACTACGATGTAATCTCTTGCGAATCGGTCAAAGGTTGCTTCGGCTTCCGAGAGGACATCATCCAGTTCTTCATTGATTTTACCACGCACATAGGCTTCTCGTAGGGCAGGTCTTTCGAGCAGTGCCCATTTGAGTTGGCTATAGGTGTATTTAGCAAAGGCTATCCATTGAGGATAATTGATTGCAACAGGGTTGTGCGTAAAATATACCTTTCCGGCATTTGCTGCCGTAGCACCGGCATGAGCAATGAAGAGCATTGTTGCCAGTTTAGGGTGCTTCTCTCGGTTTAAGGAAAACGGAATAGCATCCTTTATTTCGTGTCCTTCCTTTATGCGCTTAATAGAATAACCCAAACGGACAATAACCTCTACAAGCATTGCGGGAATGGACATGGAGCAGAAGTGGATGAAATCATAACCCTCATAGTACATACCTTGAACGATTTCTGCTATGGTTTGTTCCTCTTCACCGATGCTGCCAAATTGAAGAAGGTTAAAGAGACTCATCAGCGGTACAGGGAGTCCCATAGAAGTGGTTACGTCCGATTTGAAATGAATGACCTGTTTTGCCAGTGCTGCGAAGATATCTGATTCTTTGCGGTCGGCATAATTCTCCATCACCTGAGATACGATATTTCCGGCTTTGTCGATGGTAGTCATTCTGCCGGTCAAAATATCCGCTACACCGAATACGAAACCGAGGAGAGGATCATGCCCCAATTGAAGCAGTCTGTGGTAGTAAGCAGAAAGTCCTTCCACACGGATTGTTGTGTGGCGATTATCCTGGGCATCATAAGGAACCTTGCTGACTTTTGAATTGGCAAGTTTCTGCATTTCTTCTTCTGGGAATTTTTTATCGAAGTAGTCTCGAACGTAGTTGGAAAGGGGACCACCTTTCAGCCCATCCGGGGTTTTCTGCGGAATGCCGACAAGAAGAATATCCACTGCAGCACCAACCAACCCGGCAAGAGCGGCGATGCTGATGTCAAAGGCATCAAGCCGATGTACAGCATTAAATTCTTCGTTGAGTTGTTTAATAGCAAGCTCGTTACTGCGGAGTTCCTCCTCAGTGAAAAGGGACTCCAATTCGCAGTCCGTTCCTACGTGTGTTTCTGCTTCGGCGCAGCATTGCTCCCAAGTAGGGATAACCATTGTTTTTCTGGGTTGTACAGGCACTAAGCCCTTGATCGCATCCGGCTGATATCCAAGCCTACGAAGCAGGGCATCCGCTTTGGCTACAGTGGCATCCGCTTCAGACAAAGACGGAAAGTGAATCGATTTGAGGTCTTCATCTTGGTGCTTGAGTACAGAATTTATCTGCCTTTCGGTTTCGCTATACTTGTACTTGCTCATTCAGAAGCACCTCCCTCCGTTAGGTTATTTACGATTTGCTCCAACTGGTCAACCTTTTGTAGAGCTTCCTGTCCCTGTTCTGCCTTGTCTTTCAGCACATTGATTTCAGCTTCATGTTTTCTGATAACTTGCTGTTGTTTGTGAGCATTTTCCTCAAAGGCTTTTTTGTCCTTTTTACGACCCATACGAATACGAATGTTATCAATGGTTACACCAGCAAGAGCCCCTGCGAGAAATTCAGTCGCATGGTTTTTGACAAATGCGCCTGCGGTCTTGCCTGACTCAACAAGGGTGTTACCAACCTTGACAAAGTCAATATTGGGGAGTTTGATTTGCTTTCCCATAGAAGCCCTCCTTTAAGCCACCCCCAAGTCGTGGCCCAAATCCTTCACGGCTTGCTGGAGCAGTATATTCAAACTCTGCAAATAATCCAGACGTTCCTGCGTGGCGTCTGCTTCATCTTTTAGTGCCTTGATAATCGCTTCATGACGAGCGAGAACTTCTTTATAGAGACGCTCCTTCTCCTGTCGCAACTGTTTATTTTTGAGGTGTGCTGCAACGCCAACACCTCCTGCTGCTAACGCTGCGATAGGGGCGGCCAAAACAAATATGCCAGCTACCATACCACCGCCGACCACGGCACCAGCAGCCGCCAGTCCAGATGTTATTCCGGCAGCGGACAAACCAACAACGCCCAGGCCATAGAGGGCAGCAAAGGAACCTACACCGCCAATTCCAGCACCAAGGGCACCTGCAAGGACTTCGGGGATTGCACTTTCTTTGATTGTTCGTTTCGAGTCGTTCACAGCAGCGGCGGCCTCATTTACAACATTTACGATCTGCTGGAGAGAGTCCACACTCTGAAAAACCATGTCTTTTTTCTTTTTCACATATCCGCCCATAAGATTACTCCTTGCCCTTTTTCGACTTCTTTTTTCCGTCGGCGATTGATTTAGCAAGCCACACATTCACAGCAGCAATGCCTGCACCGATTCCGAGAGGTCCCATAAGAACTCCGGCACCAACCACAGCACCGGCTACTTTCATCCATTCCTTAGACACATCCGCACGAGTGGAAGTGCCTGCTAGGATGGAAGGAGCCATCATGTTTGCTTTGGCCAAGAGTTCATTTCTGTGGTCTTCACTGTAGTTCTCCGGGTGATCCACAAGGACATCCAGAAGAACTTTCAGCATTTCTGTGTCATCTGGCTTTTGAATCATTTCTGCATCGAGGACACTTCTCATGGCGATATATTGTGTTTTGGTCAGCTTATTGCGACCACTTTCGATGTTATTAATAGTCTGTCTGGTGACGCCGATTTTTTCACCAAACTCCTCGGCAGTCCATCCAACAGTGCGTCGTATTAAAAGTAAATATTCTTGCATACGAATGATTTCATCCATAGGTGCGCCCTCCTCTTGTATAAATTATATCCTTTGACAATATATTTGTCAATAGTTCGGCGTGGTATATACGCTCTGCTACAATAAAAAACAGCCGCTTCGGATTCTACACCGCAACGACTGTTTTTACACCGCAAAGGCGCACTTTTTAATTATTCCTGTCCTTTGTATCAAACTCGGTAAGATTATTTCCAGAATGTTACCGCTCTGGAAGCCCATATTGCCGACCGCTTCATAGATCGCCTTGATAACGGTGGGGCTGGTGTAATGGGCATTCAGCGTGGACGCACGGGCGGCAGCGTATTCCTCCGGGGAAAGTGTGGCGTACAGCTCTGCAAACTCGTCCGACCAGTTTGGCTTATTCTCGTCGAAGGCATCCGCAAGACCGCCCCAGCCCACATAGCGGGAGAGGATTTCCTGCTGCTCCGGGCTGGCCTGTAAGCCCTCAAACTCCAGCTCTTGCAGGAGTTGGATAGCCGCCATATTTGCCCGAAACTTTGCTTTTGCGCCGCCGACGCCGAGGGCATCATCGGTGATGTGGAAATTCTGCGCGTCGCGGTGGCTTGCCGCCTTGAAGTCAGCGTAAGCGGCCTGCTCCGCAGCGGCAACGCTGGGAAAGCCCTGCCACTCGCCGTCAACGGGGATAGATACCGCAGGACGGTGTGCGGGAGGCTCGTCGATCTCGGCCTGAGAGATGGCATCATCAAAATCAGGCACAAACTCTCCCATTTCCGAGAGTGCCGCTCGACCTTCATGCTCCAGAATCAGCCTTTCTTCCTCGTTCATAGCAGGAGGTTCAGGCTTGGCGGGTTCCGCAGAGAGCGGGTCATGCTCCGGCTCGTCAAAGCGCAGGGTGCGAATCTCCACATCATAGGGGAGGTTGTTTTTGTCAGCGGGATACACCGCCACGGTCTGCTCGGTGTAGGCGGGTGCCTGTTCCGGCTGCGGATACCGCTCCATGAGCCGTGCGAAGCTCTCCCTGCTCTCCGCACGGGAAACGGGATAGCGAAGCGACGGATCGCGGAGAGAAATATCAAAAAGACCGATGCTCTCAATAATAAACGGCTTGCCGTCCTCCAAATATACCGTATCGCCTACGGAATACGGGAACGGTTCTCTCTGCGGGACAGGAGCTGTTTCGGGAACGTCTGTAACTGCTTCCCCTGGCTCATGCCAGCGGTATTGCTCGACATCCTCATCCGAAACATGAATGAGGTCGCTGAAATCGAGGTTTTCCAGCTCGTTGGTAATAATCTCTTGCAAAGAGCCGTACTGCCGGGTTTCCAGATGCTCGTCATCCAGATAGCGCTCCAGCCGGTAATTCACAAGGTCAATGTTCACCTGAATGGGAATCTCATCGTCGGTGACGGTGGTGTAAGCGACGCCAATCTTGGTGGGGTCGCTGAAATCCGCCTCTGAGTCGTATTCACTCCGGCAGAAGTCGGAGATCAGTCCCTTTGCACGTTCCATGAGCGCCTGCTCCGCAACACGCTCCGCATCCTGCATCACACGCTGGATAAATGGATCGCTGTTCAGCTTTTCGGGGTCAACTACTTTGCCGCCCACGATGCCGCGCTCGGCGAGGGTTTCCCGAATGGCAACAGGGTCAATATCATCGAAATTGTCGCGTTCCGCCTCGGTGTAGAATTTATCCTCGCGGATGAGCTGCGCCAGTCGCCGCTGCACCTTCGGCCATGTCAGTTCGGCGGTTTCCGGGCTTCCAGCGCGGACGATAAAGAGATTGTTGCCCTCCTTGCCGCCGTACTCGTGAGCAAGCCATGCAGCAGTTTCTTTTTCACGTCCGTGCTGCTGCATATACCGCACTACGGCGTGTTTGCTCTCGATATTTCCGTTCCATGCACGGAGTGCATCGTCTATATCGTCCTGCGAGAGCGGGCGCAGCAGATCGTGAAGCCGCTCATAGGTTCCCTCAAAAACCTCCTGATGTAAGCGGCTGCGGAATTCTGGAACATCCGAAAATAGCCGGATAAGCTCCATATCTTTTGAATTAAGAACGGCACGGCGCACAGCGGCATTACACTCGATTTCCGCATTTTCCCGGTCAGAGTGACCGCAGGCGTTGCGATAGGCCGTATCCTCCGAAACCGCTGCCATCACCACCGGCCTGTAATGCTCCAAACGTTCCTGCACCGTGGGCTGAACTTGCTCTGCGGCGGGGTCGCGGAACACCCTCGTGCCGTCCGCGCCGAACTCTGCTTCATAAGCATTGATGGCGGCTTCTGCTTCATGGTCGATAGAGCGCAGCGTGTAAATGTGGCGCTCACCTCTAAAGTCTGGCGCTTCGGCAATCGTCACATCATACTTATCGCGCAATTTCTCTACATACATCTCTAAATTGTGCGACGGTACGCCGCACATCTCCACACGGCCAGCGCCGGGTATCTCTCTTGTGGTAAGGTTGAGGTCAAGCAGCTCCGCCGCCTGTTTTGCGTCCTCGCCGTAAATCTCAAAGAAATCGCCCACCTGAAACAGCACGATGTCGTCCGGGTGGGCTTCCTTGATGGCGTTATAGCTGTCGTAGGCGGTGTATCGCACCACATCCTGTGCCTGCGCCTTATCATAAAGCGCCTGTTCGTCTGGTGTAAAATAGCGGTTCATCCGAATCAGCTCAGAGATACGCGAAGCGACCTTGTTCCAATTCATCTGAACATCTGCACAGCCCGCTTTTTTCAGCGTGATGCCTTTGCTGCCGTGATCCTCGTAGCTGCCGCTTTCTCTGGATACGGCATGGGTATGCCCGCCGATGCCGTACTCCTTTTTCAGAAAATCGGCATTCTCCTTGGGAGTGTGCGAAGTCTGGAAAAACGCATAGATGCGGGTCTTTCCACCCTCAAAGCTGCTCCCGTTTGCAAGAGAAGCCGCAATTTCATCTTCGGTGATAAACCTGCCGGTTTCTGGAATAGCCTCCATATCGGAGCGGAATTCCTTTCGCGGAAGGGACAAATCTTCCAAACGTGTGAGAAGTG